GACGAATCTGATATATTATATGATTCAGATATATCTGAAGAATCAATAATATCAATCAGATCAGATTATTCTGAAGATCTAATAACTCCACTATTGACTCCCCAAACCTAATCTAGATATTTTTTCATAATATTCTGCTAATTTTTTATCACGTTCTTCAATACGTGAAAGTCTTTCTTTTTCTCTTTTATCTTCTAACATTTCTTCTTTTTTCTTAAAAAGTATTTCTTTATCCGTCATACCTTTCTTTAATTTACGATCACTATACTGTTGATATTCTTTTACATTTTTAAATTGCTTTCTATTAATATCATTAGGTGTTCTTTCTTCCGTAAAAGCAATTTTAAAATCTGTATAACTTAAACTATTACTAGAAGTTTTACCTGAATAATCTGTTGTTTTATTACCAATTTCAGAATGAATGATTTTAGAACAAGATGGTAAAGCTTCGGGTTCTTTGTATTTAATAATATTAGTTGAAGGTTTAACTCTAGTATCAAATGTTTTATTAAACTTTGCGGAACTAACAGAAGATTTACCAAAAACATTAGTAATGTTAATATCTTCACGAACTTTACTAGAAGGATCCATCATACTACCATAACCAAACTCTATATCTTCATCAACAAATTTATTTTCATCAAATGCTTTATTAAACTTACTACTAAAAGTATCATTGGCAACTTGAAATATACCAAAACGATTTGAAAGACTAGTAGATTCTTTATGATTTTGTTTAAGATCAAAATGTGATTTATTAGAATCTCTATTTTTAATTTCAATAGCAAGTTTTTGGAATTGTTCAGTAATATAATTAAAAAAATCAGGATCTCCACCTTTATCCGGATGATTTTGAATAGCTAGTTTTTTATAACTTTCTTTTAATTGATTCCACGAATAATTTTCAGGAAGTTTAAATAATTTACTCATTGTTAAGATCTTACTTAGATTATTATAAAAAATAAAAATGATTTATACAACATAATAAATATGGAAACAATATTTTATAATCTTCAAAATATTATTATTGATCTTAAAAAATTAAATAATACTTTTACAACAAATAAAATAACCAATTTTCATTATAATCTTGCTAAATTATACACATATCAACATAATGAAAACGAAAGATTAATAAATATTAATAATACTATAGACGAAACTGTAGAAGATATAAAATCATTAAAACCTAAAAATAAATATTTTCCAAAGATCTATACAGAATATATAGAATATGAAAAATATAAAGATTGTAATATATTATTAATAGTTCATCCAATAAATTACAATGATAATATACATTTAGACAATGTAATATTTAAAAAAGAAATTAAAATTGATAGTAAAATAAAATATAATAATCTTTTACAACAACTTTATCCAAATGAAGGTTCATTAATTGAAAAAACAAATAGATATTATTGTGAAAATCCTTTAAGATTATATGTCTTAGAAGATCTAAAAGATTTACAAAAAAATAAGTATTTTATATCAACCAACCATAATATAACGCAAAATATATTAAAAACATTATTACATTCAAGATCATTAGATAATACTCCAGAATTATCTTATAGAATGAAATATAAATTAGAATCAATAAAATCACCTAAAGATGATAATTGTTTTATAATTATAAATAATTCATTAGAATATATAAATATTGATGATGAAATAGAATCAATTGAAATGTCATATTATAAACGCAAAAATATTATATATAATCCAGAAGAACATTATTATTATAATGGTTATAAGTTTATACGTAATAATAAAACAGTTAAAGAACTCATAGAACTATTTAATAATTCTATATAATATTTGGCATAGGTTCATCTTCAAATATTGAAGGATTCCCTGATAAATTAGACCAATCTACTTTATCTAGATTATTTTCTAATATCTTAATAGCATTTTTATTAGAAGATAACGAATACCAATCTACTTTGTCTAGATTATTTTCCAATATCTTAATAGCATTTTTATTACAAGATAACATAAACCAATCTACTTTATCTAAGTTATTTTCAATTAACTCAATAGCATTTTTATTTCCAGATAAATAACGCCAATTAATTTTATCTTGATTTTCAGTTAAAATATCAATAGCATTTTTATTTAAACATAAATGTTTCCAACAAACTTTATCTAAATTATTTTTTAATAAATCTATAGCATTTTTATTTTTAGACAATTCATACCAAATAATGTAATCCTTATTTGCTTCTAACATTTGAATAGCATTTTTATTACGATTTAAAGGCATTTGCCATATTTCTTCTTGTTTATTTTGAATAATTTGAATAGCATTAGGATTATCACATAATTGTGCAAAATTAACTTTAGACATATTATTTTGTAATAAACTTATAGCATTTTTATTTGCAGATAAAAAATACCAATCAATTTTATCCTCACTATGTTTAAGCAAATTAATAGCATTAGGATTTAAAGACATATAATCCCAATCAACTTTATCTAAGTTTTCTTCCAGTAAATTAATAGCATTGCGATTAAGTGATAAACGTTCCCAATCTAATTTACTAATATCAACCCATTTAAGTAATATTTTTCTTTTATCATCTAAATTATTCCAATAATGTTTTAATATAATTGAAATAACATTTTCATCAAAAATTGATTTTTTTAATATATTATTAACAATTTTAAACTTTTGATAAGCAAAAACCATTTTATTTAATAATAAAATAAATATATCATTTTTTATACTAAAACAACCTTAAGAATAACATTACCACCTATAGTAATTTCATCACCAACATATAATTGTTCAATTGTAATTTTTTTACCATTAACCAATGTATTATTACAACTATTAGGATCTTTGATAAATATCCTAGTAGGATCAGTAAATTTAAACTCACAATGATGTCTTGATACATTATCATCATATAATATACAAATATCATTAGTTCTTGATCTACCGATAGTTATTTTCTTATTTTTTTTTAATAATATAAGTAAATTTATAATATTTTTTATACTTAGTAGCAGTGGTAATACATTGTAAATATATAGCAGAATTAAAAAGACTCTTAAATTGAAAATAATTACCCGGTAATTTAAAGTATTTATTACATATTGATAACCATAAATTATTATTTAATTTAATACTATCGTAAATATTTTTTGAAATTAAAATAACTTTTTTTACATTATTAAATTCTAAATAACTTATAATAGTATAAATATTCATATATAACTATATATCATTTTTATATTAATAATGAAAATAGCAATAACAGGTAAAATATGTTCAGGTAAATCAACATTAGCAAATAAACTTAAAGATAACTTAAAATTAGAAAAATATAGTTTTGCTGATAATGTTAAAAAATATGCTACAGAAATATTTGAAATGGAATATAAAGATCGTAAGCTAATTCAAGATTTTGCAGAAAAGATGAAAGAACTAGATAATAATATTTGGATAAAACAATTGGATAAAGAAATAAAAGATAAAACTCACATTGTAATAGATGATTTAAGATTTGAAAACGAATATAATTATCTTAAGAAAAATAATTATTATATAATAAAACTGGTAATTGATAAAAATCAACAGATAAAAAGAATTGAAGATCTTTATAAGGATAAAGCACACGAACACCTTGAAAGACTAGAACATATATCTGAATGTAATATTGATAAATTAAATGCTGATTTAACAATTAATACAGAAGATATTGATATTGAAACAATACTAGAAACTATAATTCATCAACAGTAAATAAAGGTTTGCATTCACGTATTAAGCTATTTTTATAATTAACCATTTTACAATTATTAGCAATTCTTTGTAATTTTCTAGCTTTCTCTTTATATAAATCTGACATATCAAGTGTATCGGCTATTTTACTTTGTTGATATAGTTTATCGTATTCCTCCATTAACACATCAAAAATCTTACGACTAATATTAATATATAAATCATTAGGTGCTTCCATTTCTTGCCATTTTGTTTCAGTATTAACACTTTTAAACCACTTATCATTTACCACCTTATATTCATCCTTATAAAAATAATAAATAATAGCGGCTAAATCATAATGTGCTCCTTTAGATCTTATAGCATTTTCAATTAAATTATTTAACATTATGCTTTTGTTATTTTATTTTTTGTTTATATATAATTTTAATAAGGAAATCTCATAAGTTTAAATCCAGTTGCTAATCCAATACCTTGTTGTGCGGATTGTGCGTAAGTAGGGCTTAAGATATCTAATATAGCAAATATACAGGCAGCCGTTGCTGATAATATAGCAATTTCCCAAGTATTAAGTTTATTAGGTCCAATCATATCAAGTAAATAAGCTACAATAGCTATCATAAGACCTTGGAAAAGGTATTTTAAGGCTTTTAAAACCAGTTCATTAATATCTACGTCATACATTTTATTATATATAAAGATATAATTTAACAATCAATTTAAAATGTCTGAAACAAAAGTAGATTATTTGGATGAAGATGAACCGTTAAGAAATCAAAACTTTGTATGTGTATCTTTTTTAAATCCCGAAGATGTAATAAAAAACAAAGATGCGTATTACTTTTCTAAATTTACCGAAAAGTTTTCGAAAGATATGGCAGATTTATTAAATAATTTAATTGATAAGTTTCCAGACAATAAAGATATAATTATGGGTATTAAAGATAATCACAAATATGTTTTTGATAAAAACGATATGAATGAACAATTAACATTTTTTAAAAATACTAATTCAGATGAAATTGAAAAAGAGTTTCATAATGAAAATAACTTTAAAACATCAGTAAGAGGTATTAAGGTAAGAGGTGTATATGATACTGTTGAATTGGCTAAAGCAAGATGTGAAAAATTAAAAAAAACAGATCCTTATTTTCATATCTATGTAGCACAGGTTGGTTGTTGGTTGCCTTATGAAAGCCATATAGCAACTAATGTAGAAAACCAAGAATATTCTGAATCAGAACTTAATACACTTATGAAACATTACAAAGAAAATAAAGATAATAAAGATATAGTATTTGATAGTCGTAGAACTGATGCCATAAAATCAATAAAAGAAGAAGACCAATCCGTTGAACAAATAAGCGATGTTATTAATGATAAAGAAGATCCTTGGTTAAGTGCGAAAGGATAAAGTTAAAAATGTATAACATAAGATTAAATGAAACAAAGCAATAAACCTTCATTTAGATTAGAATTAAAAAAGTTTGATCCAAAAAAAATAAAAGATGATTCTGTTATTGTTGCTATAGCCGCACGTAATAGAGGTAAAAGTGTATGTATTAAGGATATATTATCATATCATACGAATATTCCTATTGGAATGGTAATATCACCAACAGAACACGCAAATTCTTATTTTCAACATTTTATACCAAAATTACTAATACACGATGAATATTCTCCAGAATTAATAAATAAATATGTTCAAAGGCAACAGAAGATATCAGGAAAATATAAAAAAGAATTAGAAACTTATGGTCATTCTACTGTAGATCCTAGATCTTTTTTAGTAATGGATGACGCAATGTATGATAAATCTTGGACAAATGATGCAAATATACGTAAAATATTTATGAATGGAAGACATTATAAAATATTATTTTTATTAACAATGCAATTCCCTATGGGTATAAGTCCCGCTTTAAGAACTAACATTGATTATGTTTTTATTTTTAGAGAAAATATAAAAAAAAATCGTGAAAGATTATATGAACATTATGCAGGAATGTTTCCAACACTTCAAGTTTTTGAACAAGTCTTAGATCAAGTTACACAAGATTATGGATGTTTGGTAATAGATAATAGAGCATCTGGATCTAAATTAGAAGATCAAGTTTTTTGGTATAAAGCAGATCCAAATAAAAATTTTAAATTATGTGATTCTGCTTTATGGGATATGCAATCAATACAAGATGAAAAAGAAAAATTAAATAGTTATGATGATGAAAAAGAAGAAGATGAACAATATGATCCTAATGTTGTAATAAAAAATAGTAAAAATACTTGTAAAATTACAGTTAAGAAGAAACAATATTAAATCCAGTTTGAATAGTTTCAGGAATATACGACGGTATAGAATCTATTGATTCTGTTTGTGTTTTATTCATAGCAGAATATATATAATAAACAACAAAAGTAATAATAATATATAAAATTATAAATGTTAATAAATCCTTAACAGTAATTGTTTGTTTTTTTTCAAAGCTACTAATAATTATAAAAATTATTAAAGCTATGCATAATGAATATACATAATACATTTAGTGTTTTATATCTTAAAAAAAAGATTTGTTTATACGTATTACTTTAATATCTTTATTATTCATTACAATTTCATCATCATCTTTGTTATCTTCTAAAGCTTCCTCTGTTTTTTCCAAAACAACAATAGGTCTAACTATTTCATCTTCTAAAGCTTCCTCTGTTTTTTCCAAAACAACAATAGGTTTTACTATTTCATCTTCTAAAGCTTCCTCTGTTTTTTCCAAAACAACAATAGGTTTTACTATTTCATCTTCTAAAGCTTCCTCTGTTTTTTCCAAAACAAGAATAGGTTTTACTATTTCATCTTTTAAAACTTCCTCTTTTTTTTCCAAAACAACAATAGGTTTTACTATTTCATCTTTTAAAACTTCCTCTTTTTTTTCCAAAACAACAATAGGTTTTACTATTTCATCTTTTATAGGTTTTACTATTTCATCTTTTATAGGTTTTACTATTTCATCTTTTAAAACTTCCTCTTTTTTTTCCAAAACAACAATAGGTTTTACTATTTCATCTTCTAAAGCTTCTTCAGTTTTTACTATTTCATCTTTTAAAGGTTTTTTTGTTTTTTCTAAAATAACAACAGGTTTTACTATTTCATCATCAATTTTAGATTGTTTAATTGAATAGCTGTTTTTATTACCTTCATATTCTGTATTATCAGGTTCTTTTGTATCATCTAGATCATCTTTATCATCTTCTTCTATATCACCATTTGCTTCTAGTTGTTCATCTTCTTCTGTATCACCATTTGCTTCTAGTTGTTCATCATCTTCTGTATCACCATTTGCTTCTAGTTGTTCATCATCATCTTCTGTATCACCATTTGCTTCTAGTTGTTCATCATCATCTTCATCACTATTTGCTTCTAGTTGTTCATCATCATCTTCTGTATCACCATTTGCTTCTAGTTGTTCATCATCATCTTCATCACTATTTGCTTCTAGTTGTTCATCATCATCTTCATCACTATTTGCTTCTAGTTGTTCATCATCATCTTCATCACTATTTGCATCTAGAACCTCATCAGTATCATCGCTATTTTCTTCTACAGTTTGAGTATTAGTAATATTTATCTCTCCTCCTCCTACAATATCATTTAGTTCATTAATAATTTGATTTAAAGGAATAAAAGATCTTACCGCATTCTTGATACAAGTTTTAGTTATTTTTTCAATAACATTAATGTTATTTTGTCTTTCAATAGATGATACTTTTTTATAAAATAAAACTGGATTTTTCCAAAATATGTTAGATGCTAATGTACATACTTTATATAAAAATTCATACCATTCAGGAATATATACTTTTAATGATTTAATAATAGATTTATGTTCAATAATTTTAATTTTAATACTTTTAGAAATAATTTCAGATAATAATTTTAACATATATTGCGGTGTTGCGTGATCTTCTTCTATTAATTTATGAATAGTATTCATTTTAGCATCTTGTTTTTGTTTATTCCATTTTGTTAATAATACTAATTCTTTTTGAAATTCTTTTAATGAACTACAATTATTTGCAATATTAACAAAGAACTTACAAATAGGTATAGTAGAAATATCAATTAAATGTTCTAAATATTCATTTTTGTTTTCTACCAAAACATCAAGTTTATCAGTCATAATCTTATTTAATGAAAAATATAATTGAAATATATAATTATTCGCACATAAATATATCAAATATATTATTATTCTTAAGTTTAACTAGAGCAATTCGTAAATACATAACATCAAACATTGAATTATGTGCATTTGGTAGTTCTTTAAGATTACTATTATTTGCGTAATTATATAATTCCAATAACTTGGGATATTTTTTATTAGGACAAACAAAATGCCTAGTTTTTTTCATAGAACAAATTAATTTTAGTAAATTAATTTTGTTAATAATATCAGTAAATCCAAATCTATATAACTCGCTCATTAGAATAAAATAGTCAAATTGTAAATTGTGTGCTATAATTCTAGAACAAATATTAAGATCTTCGGTAAATATATCACAAAACTGATTCATACTAATACCTTCTTTTTCTAATAACTCTTTTGTAATATTATGAAACTGAGAATTACTAACTGTATCTACTTCATTAATATAAAAACTTCTTGTAGCAATAACGTTTAAAGTGTGATCTAATATTTCATAACTAATTTGAATCATTCTAGAATTATTATATTTAACAGTATTTGTATAATGATAGTAATTATTTGAAGAATCTTTAGGAATTAAACCTGTAGTTTCAGTATCAAAAATAATATACATTTATTATTATTATATTAATGAAATCATTTTTAAATACTAGGAATCCAAGTCCATTTTAGCTCTTTACATATTTTCTTAAAAACTTCTTCATTTTGAGCAATTTTCTGTCTGCTTTTAAGTAATGGAAATAAAGCAAGGTATTCCGGCATATCTAAAATTAAAAAGAATTTATGTAAAATGTAAGAATATGAAATAAAGTTTAATCTATTCGCAGGTGCATATTTAATAAATAAAGGTTGTGTTTGCATAAACATATTAGATAGATTTTGTTCTAATTCTGGTGAAAATTGAGGTGGCGGAATACCATTAATTCTATTAATAATATATGCGGTATGTTCATAATATTTATGTGTTCTTAATTTTTTTAATATTGTTCTCATAAACTTAGGTGTAAGTTTAGTTGTATCAGTAATTTTCTCTTTTTTAAGTTCATTTAGTATTTTTTCAAATACTTCGTTTGGTATATCGGTGCTTTCTTTCCCTTGTATTTGTGATATCCATTCTCTAAAATGATTGATACGTTTATAACTATAATGAATACCATCCTTCTTATCATATAACATTATAGGTCTATTTTGTTCTGCTAATAAAACATCTTGATAACCACAACTTAAACATACTATTAATGCTTCTTGAACTAAATTAGTCATTTCGTTATTACAATTAATACATTTAGAATTAGTAAATTCACCATCCATATGATTAATATATTTATTATCTGTTATTGCTAAATATTCATTAACTAATTTGGATTTGTCTTTATATTCTCCTGTTGAATTGCTATTGTCCATTTCAATATTAAGTGCTTCTAAAATAGTATATTTTTTAGGATTAACTTGTTTAACTCCAACATTTTGATTAACTATATCATAATAATTAAACAATATTTCTCCAACATTTTCGTAATAATCAAGTTCATTTTCACTATTAAGTTTATTTAACTCACTTGTATAATCTTTAATTTGTTCTTTAATTTCAACATTAGATAACCAAGAAATGTCTGTCATTGCTATGATATTCAATTTATTAATTTGTTCAGTTATTTCTTCAATTCTTTTATTTTTAACTTCAAATTTTTTTATGCTATTAATATGAATATCATCTAGGGTTGAGATTTCTTTAGTATTATCTACAACGTGTATTCTTTTCTTACTACATCTTTCTTTCATCATATTTAATTACTTTTTGCAAGTTAATTTTTTATATGCTTAATAGTTAAAATGGGTGGTGGATTATTACAATTAGTTGCTTATGGAGCGCAAGATGTATATTTAACAGGAAATCCTCAAATAACTTTTTTTAAAGTAGTATATCGTCGTCATACTAATTTTTCAATAGAATCTATACAACAATCAATTAACGGAAAGTTTGATTGGGGTAATCGTGTATCGTGTCAAATATCACGTAATGGTGATCTAGTTCATAAAATGTATGTAGAGGTAGAATTAGCACAATTATATGACGGAAGTACTATAAATAATATTCTTACTCAAAATTTAAATCGTTATGTTAATTTCATAGGTCATCGTTTATTAAAATCAGTTGAAGTTGAAATTGGTGGTCAAAAGATTGATAAACAATATTCACATTGGATGTATATTTGGAATGAGTTATCATTACCTGTTGGAAAAATGGATGGTTACCAGGAAATGATCGGTGCAGATACTGATATGACAAGTTTTACGGATAATAAAGTATATATTCCTTTAGAGTTTTGGTTTTGTCGCAATATTGGTTTAGCATTACCATTGATTGCTCTTCAATATCACGAAGTAAAAATAAATATAGAAATAGAAACATTTAAGAATTGCACTTATAATGGAACTGCTTATGTTAGAAATAACGATGTTTCAAGTGCTAATATTAAATCAATTAAAAATGCGACTATTTGGTGTGATTACATATTCTTAGATACTGATGAACGTAAAAGATTTGCTCAATTATCACACGAATATTTAATAGAACAAGTGCAAATGAATGAAAATACGCTTTCAGGAACAAACGAACAAAATATTGCTTTAGTTATGAATCACCCTGTTAAAGAACTTATATGGACTATCAATGATACTGAAAAAGAAACTGAACAAAATCAATGGTATAATTATACTGATTCTGAGTTGTTTGTAGGATCTAATACTGAACAACATGAATTTAGCAACAATTCAAATCTAAAACTTCAAAATACCTTATTTGGTATAGATCCAGATGGAGACAATTCAATTACTTCAGCTAATTTACAATTAAATGGAAATGATCGTTTTGCTAAAAGAAATGGAGAGTATTTCTCGTTAGTTCAACCATACCAACATCACACAAATATACCAAGTAATGCGGGTATAAATGTATATTCATTTGCATTAAAACCTGAAGAACATCAACCATCAGGAACATTAAATATGTCAAGAATTGATACGGCTAAATTAGTGGTAAAACCTAAAAATCCAGGAACAATAAGGGTATGGGGTGTTAATTATAATGTTTTACGTATTTTAAGTGGTATGGGTGGTTTAGCATATTCAAATTAAAGTTATGTATTTTATAATATTATTTGGTAAGCTACTATAATAATTCATAAAATTAATATAATGTTGAATAGGTTCAATACCTTTTGTATAATATAATATAATATGATATACTATAAACATTGATAAACCAAATGAAAGATCTTGACAACTAAATTCATATTTTAATGTTAAAATAGGTAAGACTTTAATTAATATTACTGCAAATAAAACGAAAATTACTATTTTTTTTGTGGATACACGTATATACATCATATATAATGTCATCCAAATTACAAATAATAATATTAAATATAAACTAATAATTGGATTAAAAGGTATAATTTTAAAAATAAATAAAAAATACCATAATAAAACGTAAAATGAAAAATATTCAGTTAGTCTAATCATTATACTAATTATACAACAGATTAATTGTTATATTTAATAACAAAACATAGGTTGATAAAAACCCAATAATTTTTTATCTTAACTAAGAATAAAATGGGTGGAGGTCTTCTTCAACTTGTAGCTTATGGTGCCCAAGATGTCTATCTTACCGGCAACCCTCAGATCACTTTCTTCAAAGTAGTTTATCGTCGTCATACTAACTTCTCTATTGAGTCTATACAACAAACCTTTAACGGAACTGCTAACTTAGGTCAGCGTGTAACTTGCCAAATCTCCCGTAATGGTGATTTAGTTCATAAGTTATACTTACAAGCCAATGTGAAATCAGGAAGTAGTGCTACAAATGTTGGACATAAACTTATTGAACAAGTAGAAGTTGAAATTGGTGGTCAAATGATTGATCGTCAATATGGTGAATGGATGTATATCTGGAATGAACTTACTTTACCGGAAGGTAAAAAAGAAGGTTTTAAAAAAATGATTGCTAGTGAGGGTGCTTCTTCTAATGCAGTTACCGTATATGTGCCTCTTGAATTCTGGTTCTGCCGTAATATTGGTTTAGCATTACCATTAATTGCTTTACAATATCACGAAGTTAAAATCAATCTTACATTAGGTTCAGAAACTACACTTGGTTCAGGTGCTACAGTTTCAAATGTAGAACTATGGGCGGACTATATCTTCTTAGATACTGACGAACGTCGTCGTTTTGCTCAATTATCCCACGAATACCTTATTGAACAAGTTCAATTTACTGGTGGTGAATCAATTGCTAGTAGCGCCACCGGTAGTGCTGTAACAACAAAATCCAAACTTTCATTTAATCACCCTGTTAAAGAATTAGTATGGGTTAATAAACATAGCACTGATGATCAGTTCAGTAATTTACCAACTACTGATTTCCAACTTCAACTTAACGGCAATGATCGTTTTGCTAAACGTGATGCCAAATATTTCACACACGTTCAACCTTATCAACACCACGAAAATATTCCTGATGGAAAAAATATTCACGTATATTCTTTTGCATTAAAACCAGAAGAACATCAACCATCTGGAACTCTTAATATGTCTCGTATTGATACAGCAACTGCTATTGTTGGAACTAACGGTGTAGCAGCAGGAACTCTCAATATGTATGCTGTAAATTACAATGTGCTTCGTATTCTTAGTGGAATGGGTGGTCTTGCTTACTCTAACTAAATATATTTATAAATTATTTTTTTTCTGTATTAATAATAAATACAAAATGGGTGGAGGTCTTCTTCAACTTGTAGCTTATGGTGCCCAAGATGTCTATCTTACTGGCAACCCTCAGATCACGTTCTTCAAAGTAGTTTATCGTCGTCATACTAACTTCTCTATTGAATCTATTCAACAAACCTTTAACGGAAATGCTCAAGCAAATAACCGTGTAACTTGTCAAATATCCCGTAATGGTGATTTAGTTCATAAATTATATGTTGAATTTACTCCAAAAGATGAAGATATTGATGATGCTCGTGAATGCATTAAAAAAGTAGAAGTAGAAATTGGTGGTCAATTAATTGATCGTCAATATGGTGATTGGATGAAAATCTGGAATGAACTTACTTTACCTGCAGGAAAAGAAACAGGTTATAATGCAATGATAAAAGCAGAATCTAATTTAACTCCACCTCACATCAAAGCATATGTTCCTCTTGAATTCTGGTTCTGCCGTAATATTGGTCTAGCATTACCACTTATTGCTTTACAATATCACGAAGTTAAAATCAATATTGAATTTAGTGACCAAGAGTTTGGAGATGCCACTTTATGGGCTGATTACATCTTCTTAGATACTGACGAACGTCGTCGTTTTGCTCAATTATCTCACGAATATTTAATAGAACAAGTGCAATTCACTGGAGGTGAAGCAATCAATAGCTCTAATCTCTCTGCTAAATTATCTTTCAACCATCCTGTTAAAGAATTAATATGGCAAGAGAAAGATAAAGCTAAATTAGGAAACACTAAGCTTATGCTTAACGGTAATGATCGTTTTGCTGAACGTGATACTATGTACTTTACTCACGTCCAACCATATCAACATCATACCAATATTCCAGATAGTGGTTGTAATATTAATGTATATTCTTTCGCATTAAAACCGGAAGAACATCAACCATCTGGAACTCTTAATATGTCTCGCATTGATACTGCTCAACTTAAGATATCTGATATTACAGTAGGAACGGGTGAGGTCAAAATCTACGCTCACTCCTACAACGTTCTCCGTATCCTCAGCGGTATGGGTGGTCTTGCATATTCTAACTAAACTTACATCTAAAATTATTTTTATTTATAATATAAATCTAAAATTATTTTCTTAGCTTATATTAAAAATGGGTGGAGGTCTTCTTCAACTTGTAGCTTATGGTGCCCAAGATGTCTATCTTACCGGCAACCCACAGATCACTTTCTTTAAAGTAGTTTATCGTCGTCATACTAACTTCTCTATTGAGTCTATTCAACAAACCTTTAACGGAAACCCTGGAGCTGGAAAACGTGTAACTTGCCAAATATCCCGTAATGGTGATTTAGTTCATAAATTATATGTAGTTTTTGGAGATGGAGACTCAATAAAAGATGCTCGTAATTTACTTAAAAAAGTAGAAGTAGAAATTGGTGGTCAATTAATTGATCGCCAATATGGTGATTGGATGCAAATCTGGAATGAACTTACTTTACCTGTAGGAAAAAAAACAGGATATAATAAAATGGTTGGAACAACGGGTGCAGATGGAAAACGATATGTTCCTCTTGAATTCTGGTTCTGCCGTAATATTGGTTTAGCTCTTCCTTTAATTGCTTTACAATATCACGAAGTTAAAATTAATATTGAATTTGATACCGTTACAGGTGATCCATTTACAGATGCCACCCTATGGGCTGATTACATCTTCTTAGATACTGACGAACGTCGTCGTTTTGCTCAATTATCTCACGAATATTTAATAGAACAAGTGCAATTCACTGGAGAGGAAGCTTTATCAGCTACTAATGGTGGGTCGGTTAAATTATCTTTCAATCACCCCGTTAAAGAACTTATATGGCAAGGTACTAACGGGACAGCAGCTAAGGGATGTGGAAAAGCCAAACTTATGCTTAATGGTAATGATCGTTTTGCTGAACGCGAACAGAAATATTTTACTCACGTTCAACCATATCAACATCATACCAATATTCCTACAGGTGGCACTATCAATGTTTATTCTTTCGCATTAAAACCGGAAGAACATCAACCATCTGGAACTCTTAATATGTCTCGCATTGATACTGCACAACTTAAACTAAGTGGTGGTGATGGTGCAACAGCTGTCAAAATCTACGCTCACTCCTACAACGTCCTCCGTATCCTCAGTGGTATGGGTGGTCTTGCGTATTCTAACTAAATTATTACTTACTTCTTTTTATTTACCATATTAGGATATCCTAATACGGCATTAACACCTAAAAACATTGAAATAATTGAACTAGTTAAAGCAGATTGAAAATAAAAGTTATTAAAGTTCATAAACTTAGACGTTATCCTATTTAAATTTTTAACAAAAGGTGAAATATTACCAGTTATAACTGAATAGCATATCATAAAACTAGATATAAATAAAGCATTTTCAATACCATTAATAAATATTTGTTCAATATTAGATTGCTTGGCAATAAGTATATCTTCATTAACATACCATGGTTTATCAGGTATTACAAAACAAATATTAGGTTTTTTAACAAAAACAGAATTAAACAACATTATTCTAATTTAACTTTATATTTGTTGGTGTTTTTTATATATACTAAATCATCATTTTTTATTTGTGTATCATTTATATATTTACCATCTTCTGTTCTAAGTTTAGTATATTTATCATTGTATAAAGTCCAAGTATCATATTCGTTTTTATATAAAACAAGTGTAGGTTTATTTTCAGTAGATTCTAATTTACCGACAATAAACTTTTTCATCATATCTTTCATTAGGGCAGTTTCATCACCACGATATTTAATCATATAATACACTTGTTTGATATTGTATTTTTTAATAATAAATAAATAAATAGTAATTCCAACAATTGCTAAAATAACTATTGCAAGAAATATAAGAAATATAATACCCCACGACATTTTATTAAATAAATATATTATTTTATATTAAAATGGGAGGTGGATTATTACAATTAGTAGCTTATGGCGCTCAAGATGTTTATCTTACCGGTAATCCGCAAATAACATTCTTCAAAGTAGTTTATCGTCGTCATACTAATTTTTCGTTAGAATCCATACAACAAACCTTTAACGGAAATGCCATTTTAGGAAATCGTGTAACTTGTCAGATCTCCCGTAATGGTGATTTAGTTCATAAATTATATTTACAAATAAAAGCAGTAGCAGGATCAACTCCAATATATCTTCAACCTTTCTATGGTTATAGAATGATAAAACATACAGAACTTGAAATAGGCGGACAACGTATTGATAAACAATATGGTGAATGGATGTATATTTGGAATGAACTTACAATGGAACAAGGTAAAAAAGAAGGATATTATGAAATGGTTGGTGGTAATTCTGTAAATAAATCAGTTGAATTAAAAGAGAAAACAATAGATTTATATATTCCTCTTGAATTTTGGTTTTGTCGTAATGTTGGTTTAGCATTACCGTTAATAGCTCTTCAATACCACGAAGTTAAAGTTAATATAGAGTTTAATTCAATGGAAAATATCAGAGCAAAAAACACAGATGATGAACTTGCTTCATCCGGAAATGTTCAACCTTCACAAGAAGACTTTGAATCATTTAGTGCTACATTATGGGCTGATTACATCTTTTTAGATACAGACGAACGTAAAAGGTTTGCTCAATTATCTCACGAATATCTTATAGAACAATTACAATTTACAGGAACAGAAAGTATAACCGCAAATACAGTAAAAGCATCACGTTTAAGTTTTAATCACCCTTGTAAAGAACTTATATGGGCAGTAAGACCTGAATCAGCTCTAGGTTCTAATATCAACTGGAATAACTTTACAAATGCTGAAGACAATAATACAATTAAAGATAACCTAATAACAACAGCTAAACTTCAATTAAACGGAAATGATCGTTTTGCAGAAAGGGATGGAAAGTATTTTTCGTTAGTTCAACCTTATCAACATCATAATAATATACCAGTTAATCAAGGTATTAATGTATATTCATTTGCATTAAAACCCGAAGAACATCAACCATCAGGAACATTAAATATGTCGCGGATAGATACAGCACAATTACAAGTTAAAAGCAGTAAACCAGGTGAATTATTTGTATATGCCGTAAATTACAATGTTTTACGTATATTAAGTGGAATGGGTGGATTAGCGTATTCTAACTAAAAATATAAAAATAATATTAAAACTTATATAGCAAAATTGAACTCTTGTTCGTTGCCACTACATTCTGTTTCAACAACATTAATCTTATAACATTCTCCATCAAAATCTGAATAAAGATTATTGGAAAAAGGTGTAGGTGTTTTAACTATTTTTTCTTTGGTATTATTTGTAATAACAATGTAAATAATTCCAATAATAAATGCTAAAATAAAAGGTATAAATTGAAATTCAAAACTTGGATTAATCTTCATTTAATTCTTTTAACTCAAAATAATTTTTATAAGTATAAATATTAAATTCTTTTTTTTTAAAAGGATATAATGTTTTAAATAAATTAACTCTTTCAATATAATCTTTGGTATCAGAAGATTGTCTTAAATATTCTTCATATTGATCTTCATATTCTTTACGTTTAGATGATATATTTTTAATATATTTATCACGAAGATCAACTAACATATTTAATTCTTCTTGTTTATTAGTATTGAATGCCATACAATGTTTTTTAAACTCAATAGGGGTAGATGTAAATAGTTTATACATTTTTATTTTCTATATTTATAATTTTCTCGAAAGAACTTTTAAATTGATTATCAATTGATTCAGCTCCATTCATTTTTCCTTCATATGTGTGCAAAGGAACGTATTTAACAACTGTTTTTTGTTTTTTAACACTACTAATCTTATTTTCATAATAACCTTGAACTATAACTAATATACCAATAAATACTAATAATAAAATAACATTTTTCATATTTTCTTATTATAAATAAATATTATTTAATCTACATTAGTCATATCAATAGTTTCAACATTGTTGAAAGGATCTTTAGAAGTTGTAGTATCCTCTTCTACTTCTTCTTCATCATCATTAATATCCATACCAAGCATAACAACATTAAGAACCTTTTTAGAAAAATCAACAGGTTTGATAATTTGATAACCGGAATACAATAAAGCACTATTGATAACAAGATCAAGAAGATCTCTCAATGAATTATATTCTTCAGTATCATTAATATTCTTAATTTTCTTAATAATAGGATGTAAAGGATTAATTTCCAATACTCTTTTATTTAACATAGCATTAGAACTATCAGTTTGTCCTAATGTTTGCGATTTAATAATCTTTTCCATATTAGCCGAGAAACCATTTTCGGGTGAAGATACTATGCAAGGTAATTCAGATACTTTATTAGTAATTTTAACTTCACTAAAGGTGGTATAAAGACGTTTAATATAATCACAAAGTGATTTATATTCTTCTTTCTGTTTTTTAATAAGTTCTTTATCAGCATCAGTTGTATTAGGTAATTCAATATCACCTTTGGTAATACAAGTTAAAGTGCATTCTTTGTATTGCATAAGTCGCTGACACATATATTCATCAACTGGATCAGTCATAAATAAAACATCTAACCCATTTTTCTTAAATCTATCTAAAAATGGAGATGTTTTAAGTATATCCATATTATCACCAGCAATGTAATAAATATGTTTTTGATTTTCATTCATAGATGTAATATAATCGTCAAATGTGATCATCTTATCAGGTGAATTAGCAGAATAAAACATTAAAAGATCAGAAACCCTTTCACGATCACCGCTTTCTTCATAAACCCCAAGTTTAATATTTTTTTGGTAAGTCTTATAGATTTTAAGATAATTATCCATATCATTCATAGCAGATTTTAACATATCAATGCTTTTCTTAACAACTGCTTTTTTAATAACCTTAATAACCTTATTCTCTTGTAATATTTCACGTGATACATTGAGAGGTAAATCGTCAGTATCAACAACACCTGAAATAAAATGAAGCCATTCGGGACATAAAACCGCACTATTATCACTGACAAATACTTTACGAACATATAATTTAATATTATTTTGTTTTACACCTCTTTCAAATACATTATTCTTAATTTTTTTAGGTAAATACAAAATACCTTTATATTCTATTTGTCCTTCACCACTAATATGTTTATAAGTATAAGGTTTTTCATTATCATTTGTTAAGGATTTATAAAAACCATAATAATCTTCTTCTTTTAATTCATTGCTTGATCTAGTCCAAATAGGTTTATGTTCATTTATTAGCTGAAATTCTTTAACAGTTTCAATAATTTTTTTCATTTTCTTAGGTTTTTCTTCAACATCTTCAATAGTAACATCATCTAAATTAGATGAATCAACATTAGAAGTTCCATCAGTAACAGTTACATCTTCTTCTAATGAAGCTTCTTCGTCTTCAACTTCTTTAGTTTCTTCACGTTTAATGAAGACTTTTATAGGATAATTAATATATTGAGAATGTTCTTTAACAATAGATTTTAATTTATTAACATCAGTATATTTATCTAAAGCTTCGTCGGTTAATAAACATTTAATAATAGTTCCTTGTGTAAGGTTATAATCAGGATGAATATGATCTTTAAGGTTGTCTTCAGTAAGTTCTTCAATAACATATTGTCCTCCAGCATCTGAAGTCCATTTAAAATATCCAGAATCTGTTTTTTTAGTAATAATAGAAACTTCTTTAGCTACTAAAAATGCAGAATAAAAACCAACACCAAATTGACCGATTAAGTTGCTATCTTTAACTTTTTCCATAAATGCTTTAGTTCCTGAATTGGCGATTGTTCCTATATTTTTAATAAGTTCTTCTTTATTCATACCAATGCCTGTATCAATAATATTAAGTATTTTATTTTCTTTATCTGGTAAAAGTGTAATGCAATTATCTACTTTATTGTCAGGTTTGTTAGTAATACAAAAATGATTATATTTGTCAATACTATCACTAGCATTTGAAATAAGTTCTCTTAAGAATATATCTTTATTGGAATAAAAATTATTAATAATAAGTTTAAGTAGAGCTGAAATATCAGTATCAAATGAAAAGGTTTCAGTCATCTTTCTTAGTTGTATTTAAATGTTTTAATTAAGTTTTTATATACTTTAGTTAAAATGACAACAAGAAAATTAGTTCCTTTACCTTCTCCAATCACCAAAAGTGTTAGTATCTCCTCTAATAAAAGAGTATATGATATTATAAATGCAGAATATGTTGATTATAATGTATGGTTTAGTCAAGAAAATACAACTAAAGTAGTATTTGAATATAAAGGTAAATTAACTGGTTATGATCTTAGCAAGATCGATCTTTATATTAAATATGTAAAATGTAAAAAGATCAATAATATTTTACTAAAAAAACAAACTTTTAATAGTAGAGTTATATATGTAAATTTACCTTTAATAAATAATCATAAAACTGTTATTGAAAAAAAGAAATTATTACATTTGAAACCAGGTCATTATATAGTAGAAGAAAAAGAAAGAAATCAAGAATTTTTAGATATAAGACATAATATTCAAGGTTCTTCTTTAAATTTAAAACAATTGGAAGAAGATGATATATTCAAAGATGATACTAATAAAAAATATAAAATAGCTTTAGCATTTTATACTGCTTTTTATCAATTTATGAAAACTAATATAAAAAAAATAAACCTAGATATTGTATATAAATCACACAAACCTATTAAAACACTAAAAGACATATTTGGTATTAAACAATCATATTCAACAAATGGAATTAATGTATTTGATGTTTATACATTTTATGAAAAAATAGTTCAAACAATTAAGATTCAAGATTTAATTGATAAAAAATACAATATAATGTATATGTCATATGAAAACGTAGATACTACAATTAAAATTCATAAAATAATTCCAATTTTTGATTTTTTTGATTATGATGAAGATTTTACACATATAAATGAATTATTGGTTTATTTTGAATATGATGGTAATTTTTACTTCTTATATTTACGTTTAACTTTTTATCAGAATACTAAAAAAAATATAGCAATATATCCTTTATTATTTGAACCACTTACTAATTTTTCGTCAATAGACGATGAACAAATAAAACAACATATTAAGATATTTAGTAAAAAACAAATTGATATTTTAGACAATATGTTTTGGTATTATTCTAAAATAAGCAAAGGCACAAATAAAGTGTTGTATAGAGGTATGACAAAAAGATATTTGTTTAATAATATTAGTTTTAGTACAACTATTAATGAATTTATATCTGTATCAAAAAATATAGAAATAGCTAAAGAATTCGCAACAAAAGTTTTATATAAAATTATATTATGTAAAGGAACACCTTATATTGATAATTCAAAAATAGCTATGTTATCAGAAGATGAAATTATATTACCACGAGGTATAGTATTAAAAATTGATGAAAAATATAAAGAAAATATGGAATATAAAACGATAAATGATGTTATAATACCTGTAATTACATTATATGCGAGTTATAACAATGAAAATCTATTAGATAAAAGCTGTGTAAAAAAAACTATTGTAAAAATAAGTAATTCAAATTCATCACAATCAACAAATGTTGTATCAGCAACTAATATTTCAGGAACATACTAATGTAAAACTTAATATATTACTTAAATAAATGAATATTGATTTTTTCAAAAAACCATATTTTTTTGAACAAAACGTTAAAACACCAAAATATGAGTTTTATAAAGTAAATTGGACATCACCTTTTAACGAAAAATATAAAAGATATGTAGAACCAGGACTTACAGCAATTAATAAAAAATACATTAAAATAATGTATAACAAAAAATTATATTTAGTATCTATAAAAACATATAAAAAACTACGTGAAATATCTAACCCTATAAACTTTTATGTTACAAATACTAATGAATATATTTCAAAAAATAATTTAGAAAAAATAAAATCAAAATTTCTTACAACTAGCCAACTAACAACATTATATTTGTATCAATCTCAATTTTATGATGACTATTGGAATAACCCAAATAAATTAAAAAAACGAATACAACTATATAGAAAATCACATTTAAAACCAACTAGCAAATATTACAAACATTTAGAAAATTACGAATTTTTTATAAAAAGCGATTCTCTCAACCAATTATACTATGTTATTATTTTATTTGGCGCAAATACTTATAAAATTAAAATAATATCAAGTGATGATATTATAATTTGCAATTCTTTATATGTAATTAATTGGGCTGATATAACAGGCAATGTTCTTGAAAGCGAACATATAGAACTATATCATCAAACCAAAGATACTAACAAACCAATTTTACCTCCTAATATGACAAAACCTATAGATGAAATACTAAAGAAAAAAGATGTTGTTTTAAGCGAAAATGATATGCATTATCTTGTTCAAAAAGTAATAATTAATCAAAAATATATTTTAAATCAATTTTATTATATTACTGCCGAAATTAGTTATCCAAGATTAAATAAATATAAAAATTTTAGAAAAGTTGATTCAATTGAGGTGTATGAAAATAATTTATGTGTAATACCACAAACTGATTTTATTATTGGAGAACATTATAGAGTATATCAAAATAATTCTATTCAACATATTGTTACTGAGACTGAACTAGCTAAATATATATATAATGTAAATAAAAAAAAACCATCAACAATAACACATTACAAATTTATAAATAATGAAATATTTGAACCTATTCAAGAAATAGTATTTTACAGAGGAATGAATATAACAACAACAAAGTATAACATACTTGAACAAAAAGAATTTGTATCTATGTCAAGGGATAAAAATATAGCATTAGAGTTTATGGATCTATCATCGGGAAAGTTTATTACACATACACCTATATTATATGAAATAACTTTAGAAAAAGGTGTTCCATATATAGATTTTAAAATTTTAGGTGAAAATACACTATATTTTGAAGAAGAATTATTATTATTAACATCTCCTTGTAAATTTGAATATGAAGAACTTATTTTAGAAAGCACAAGTGAATATTATACTTGTAAAGTATCTATATCTATAGATAAAGACTTTCAATATAAATTTAAAAATTTACCAGATATAGAAAGGTTTAAAGAATTTAAACTTATTGATGATAGTGAATCTTCTAGTTCATTTAATATTTCTTCTTCACAATCATCAATAAATTCAAAAATTTCAAAACAAACAACTGATTCAAAATCATTTAAATTATCTTTAGGTGAAAATATAAAAACTACTGTAATGCTAGAAGATGTTATAAATAAACAGCAATATATAGTGTATAAAAGAACAAATATAAAAGATGAATCTGTATATATTGAAATTGATAGCAATTATTATGAAGTTAGTGGTATAATTAAAGATACAAATAAAAAACAAATTAAAAATAAAATAACTTATGAATTTATAACAAGCAATTATAATAATTTTGTTTATCTTAATAAATATTCGCCTATTTTTAAAAAACTTAAATTAGTTAAATTTATGATAAAAGAAACAGAAATGGAAACAAAAAGAGAAACAGCAAGAGAAATAGAAAGAAAAAGAAGAAGAGAAGAAAGAAAAAAAAGAGCAGAAGAAATGGAAACAATAAAAGAAGAAATGGAAACAATAAAAGAAGCAGAAGGAGAAACAAAAAGAGAAGAAAAAGCAAAAGAAAGAAGAAAAAAAAGAGCAGAAGAAAGAGCAAAAGAAAGAGCAAACAGATATCAAATAATAGTAGAATAGATATAGCAACTAATTTCTTGATATGATGGTAATTAAAAAAAAAAATTAATAATTAAATCATCAGTTTATAAAAATAATCAATTTAATTACATTTTTCTAAAAATTTTTTACGATTTAAATAATTACGGGTATCTTCACCACCTCTAACCCATTGTGGAACAATATGATCAACATTTTGTATTTCAGCAACACAATCTAACATAGGTGTAGGATGATAAGTTTGTTTTTCCATTATTTTTTCATTACATTTATCGTAAATATGCGAACTATTAGAACCAGATAAAACATCTAATTCTTTACTAGGATCTCCTACACCTGGACGTAAATTAGGACAAGCTTGAAACATTCTATGAAATAATTGTATATTACATCTATCTCGTGTTTGTTTAGATTTATCATTTCTTAATTGACTTTCGTGGTCAATTAAGCAACTATCAGGATGATTGGCAACATTAGGATGAGGAGCAGGTCTTAAATTAACGTGATCAACATAATAGGTAGGCATTCTTACATTAGGATCTTTACATTCTACAAAATTAGTATTATAATGCATATATTCATCTATATTTTGATTTTTAATATCTTTGGATTCCATCCAACAGGTATCATTATAAATATCGCAATTTTTATTATACATTTATTCTAATTATATATTTATTTTTTTGTAGTATCTTTAGCTCTTAGTTTTTTTATTGCTTTTTGTATTTTACCATACATACGTGTATCTTTTATACCTATTAAACCTAATGCCATTGAAGTATTAGTAGGTATAACAACTGTTCCATTTATAATAAAATCTTGAGCTTCTTTTATATTTGTTGATCCACGTCGCATTTTCATATTTTGAAGTTTTAAAATACTATTATATTCTTTATATAAAAATAGCAATTGATTATAATCAATTATTCTATAAAATGGTTTTTTATTTTGTAAGTATGTTATAACTTTTTGTTTATTGACTGAATTATCTAATGAAAAATGTATGCTATGTTTATAATCTTTAAGAACCTTTGTTTTTGAATCAATTAAAATACATAAACTAATCCAAACTAAAATTCTATATATATGTATATAATCACTATCAAAATCATTTAATTCTTCTAAAAGAATTGCTAAATTTTTAAGTTTTATTATAGGGTTACTAATATCAAATAATTTTGTTAAGTTTTCTCGTATAGTTGTTTCATCGTGTCCTTCTATAATACTTTTAGCACTTCCAGGTGAATTAACACGTCTTCTACTTGAAATAATACCATTATTTTGTTGTTTTAAACTTGATGTTGATAATTCTTTTACATTACTAACATCTAAATTAATTTCATATTTTTTCTCAAGTTCTCGAATAATAGCCATTGAAGCATCGTATATTCTTCTAACTTTTATATCCATTTTATTATTAGCAAATATATTATGAAGTTTGACCAACAAATCTTAAATCATCTCTATCTAAATTAATATTTTTAATACATCTAGAACTATTACCTTGTTTGCAGGATTTTTTATTATCATTAGAATTATATAACCATTGCATAAGGCTATCTCGATCATTGGGTATAGTTTTACCCGCAACAGTATGAAATTGTCTTACAGATAATCCTCTTTCATAAAAATCATTAACATCACGAAAGGTATTGGTATAAAAGTTTTCATTTAAAATCGCATTATCAACTTCGCAAGGTTTGGCATATGTTGTATCTAATACATTAGGATTCATAAAAGGATTATTAACCGAAGGCATAACGCAATTGGATTTAAAGTTTTCAACATTATAAACATATTTATGTTGATAAATTACGAAAGTAATAATAGCAACAATAATAGCTAAAGCTAAATAAGATAAATCAAAATCATTAAGTAAAACTAAAATAATACTTAAGACTACACCACCTAAAAATATAAAGTTTAATTTATCAATAAATGAAAGTTTATCAGGTATTTCTTGAAATAATACAGTTGGATCATTTAGCCAAAAAATACTCATTCTTTATTTTTACTATCTAATTTCTTTTTTAATTTAGATTTTTTGTCCATTTTACGTTGCATTGAACGAGATGAGGGCATATTAGCACCTCCCATCATTCCAGACATCATTTTCATAATGTTTCCAATATCCGGACCATTATTACCCCCTCCACCATTCATACCAGGTAATTTACCAGCCATATTAAGAGCATCTTTTAACAGAGCATCTTGTTTAAGTTCTCCACTTTTTAATTTAGTTGCCATTTTTTGACTAACATCTGAAATTAAATTACCAATTCCGTTATCCGGATCAGATAATGCTCCTAATATATCACCTTCTGTATTTATAGATTTTTTAACCTTTTCTATATCTACATCTTCCATTATTTCTTTTGCTAACTTACCAATACTAGTATCTTCAATATCTTCCATAGTAAATCCAGTTTTATTTTCAATAGCAAGTTCTCCAATACGATTAACAATTTTGCGATATTTTTCAGGAATAAGATCATCTTCAATAGTGCTAGTGCCTTTAAGTTTTTCCATAATATTTTTAATATTATCTTCGGTTAAATCGGTATTTTTAAACAAATGAAATATTAATAAGAATTGATGTAATACTGTAGTTTTTTTAAAAACAACTTTAATATTTTTAATAGGAATATTGTTAAGAATATTAAGACTTTCGTTGTCTTCGAACCATTTATCAAGTTCGTCTTTATTACAATCAACTAAAGGATTACAAATAAAATCAGTAAAAACAGTTGAATAGGCTTCAAGATAATCTTTAGATTTATTATCAAAAGTGCTATAAAATGCGTGTATTTTGTTTAAAATATCTCTTGCAACTGCTTTTTTTTCTTTTAATGGTTTAGCATTTTTTTTAACAGTTTTAATAAATGTCAGGAAATATTGATTAAATACATAAGTTGTCATTTTACTTAATATATTTATTGAATATCTTTATATCTAAACTTTTTTTAATGAAGTGCGGATTCACGCATTTTTTGTATTTCAGCTAAACTAGGTAATTGTTTATGAGATTTTTCAGTATCAGTATTACCAATTGGTTTAATATCAGGTTGTATTACATTTGTTTTTTCATCCAAGTTTTCCCAAATAGTAACTGGTCCAGTTAGATAATTATCATTTTCGTCAATATTTTCATAACTTTGTGAAATATACGAATCAAGACCAGAAGGTTCAGATAAATCTACAGCGGATTGCGTAGTTCCATTACTAGGTTTTAACAAAACACCTTTTCCAGGTAATAGTAAATGATCAAATACTTCTTTACCAAATATAATTTTATTAAAATCGGGTAATAACATTGCGGGAACGTGTGTGATTCTTGCATCAAATATAATTTGATTTGATTTTAAATAATCAACTGATATAAGTTTAACTTGTTTTTGTTTATCTAGTGTTTTTAATGTTTCTATTAACATTGTGCAATGACTACATTGATCGCTATAAAATAATAACATTTTTTAGTAATATTAATAGGAATACAGTTTTATATAAAAATGATTTATTTATATCATTAAAATAAATGTTAAGTAATTTTAGTTGCAATAAAAAATTAAATAGAATATCTATTGAAACTAAGGATATTGATTTATCAATATTAAATGGTATTAGACGTATATTATTAATGGATATTCCAATATTAGGATTTATAGGAAATGGTATTGATACCACTGTAAATATTATAGAAAATAGTACAGTTTTAAATAATGAAATTGTAGCAAATCGTATAGCATTAATACCATTAGATGTAAGTGAAGAATATAATGATAAATATATTTTTGATGAAAATAAATTAGAAATTGAATTAAATGTTAGTTGCGCTGAAAATATAAAAATAATTACTACTCAAGATCTTACTGTTACTATAGATCAACAAAAAGTTGCAAACTTCTTTAAAAAACCATATATTACAATTACAAAATTACGTAAAAACGAATCTTTACACTTAAAAGCGGAAGCAGTTAAAGAAACTGGAAGAAAGAATGCTTCTTTTAATATAGTATCAGGAGCAACAGTATATAATAAACCGAAAGAACCTTTTACAAATACTAAAAGTATTATAGAACAAGAGCGTGATTATATAGAAGGTGAATATGTATTAGAATTTGAAATTATTAATAATACTATATCACATAAATATATGTTATTAAAAGCAATTGATATTTTAATAAATAAATTAGCTATATTAATTGATAAATCTACAATAGAACAATTTGAAAATAATGAAGAAACGTATGATTTCAGTATTCCTGATGAAAATGATACAGTTGGAAATATAATACAATCTTATATATTTGATAATTATGTTATATCTAAGAAACAAACTGTTGAAAATTGTATTTGCACTTATATAGGTTATATAGTAAAGCATCCATTAGATAAAGTTTTAACAATAAGAATGACACTAAAAGATGCTAAAAGTAAAGAAGAATATATAAACTTTTTAAGTTTAGTATGTAATGAAATAATTGAAAATAAATTACAGTTGATAAAAGAACAAATAAAAGAAACTTTTATAAAACAATAGAATAAAATATGGAAGATGAATTACCAACAATTACAATTAAATATATACCAAACTTGGAAAACGCAATAAATATATTTTCAAAAGAAGCTTTATACTATTATTTTAACGAATTTTTTGATAATGAAGCAAAATCAAAAGACATTGTAGATGATTATGTAGATGATTATTTAGTAAATAAACCAAAAGGTTTAGAAAATATATATACATTAATAGATGATATTGAATATGAAGAAAAATTATTTGAAAATTATATGAAAATGTATAAAAATAATTTTCAAAATAAAGAAAATTTATTAAAATCATTATTTAATAATCCATTTACTTTTGAATCAAGTTATATTGATAATTTTATTAATGTTATTCATACAGATAGGCAATTTAAAATAGGCACTACAATACCAGATGATCTTAAAACAACTGAAACTTTACAATTATATAAAACATCATTAAATGAAAGTTTATATTCTAAATTACACCAAATACCTGAAGAAATAAATAGTAATATTCCTTTAACTTTTAAAGATAATGATTTTGATTATGTTAATGATATGATGAGGCGTTATGGTAAAAATATTGAAAATATGACAGACGAAGAATATAATAAAATACCCAAGCTTGCTGATAAAAAAGAAAAAACAATAAAACCTACAGTATTAAATGTAGAAAATATAGTATTTTGGGATGATAATATAAATAAATATATAATTGATAATTTAGAAAATTATAAAGAAGAAGATATAATTAGCATATTAAATTATTTATCTGAAAAGAATCTTAATTTACCAAAAGCAACTGATATATTTAACAATATAACAGATTTGTATAAAAACATAGCAGATAATAGTATAGATATTGAAGATGTATATAAAAATGCGAATGATTATTTAAAAAAAATAGAAATTGAAAGATTAATAGAAAGCTTTATAGCACTAAAAAATAATAAGGATACTGAAATAATAGAAGTAAAAAACATATGTAATACGATAGATAAAGTATTTAAAAATGAATATAAGTTTTCAAAAGAGTTTATAGAAATAATTGATAATGAAGATGAAAATAACATTGATGATAATTATATTGAATTGGGTAATGTATTAAAACCAAATATTGAAATAAAACAAATAGATCAAAATAATAAAAATATATTTTTAAAAGCATTAATAAATGAATTAGGCAAAGATTTAAAAATAGATTTAGATCTTATGATAGAATATATGCAACTTTTTAATGATACTGAAAAAACTGAAAGTGCTTTATTTTATTTATATATAACGATACAAAGTAATTTTTATAATAATAATTATGATGATATAACATTATGCGAACAATGTATTGATATATTTTATGAATTTACAGAACCAATTACAATTATTGATGGTAAAGTAGTTTTTCCAAAATCTAAATCAATATATGGGTATATAATATGTTGTTTTAAAAATATAACAGATAATGAATATTTTACAACAGAGAAAGATATAGAAAAGAAATTATCAAAATTAATTAAAAGCAATCCAAGATGTCGTGATCAATTAGATGAATTAAAAACGTTATATGATAATATAGAAGATACACTAGAAAAAACAGATACTAAATTTTATACAAACTTAGTCAAGCAATTAAGAAAATCGAATGAATCAAATAATGATGTAAAATATATAAATTTTGTTAATGCTTTAAAATATATTGTTCCAAAAAAACTTAAAAAAGTTAATCCTTTTATAGCAGGTTGTTGTGCTCAATTATTAAATCAAGATTATGAAGCTTATAAAGATATAACTTCAAACAACGATAAATGGTTTGAGGATATTAAATATTCTCTTATAAATAATACAATTAATTACGAGAATACGTGGGATGCTAAAAATTATTTACCTGAAGAAATAAATCAACAATCAATAGAAAACTTTGATTATGAAGAAGAAGATAATATAGACGATTATAATATAGAAATAGATGATCCTGAAATAAACGAATATTTAAAAGATCAAAATAAATTAAATAAATATGTAGAAGATAGTGTTAATTCTTTTATGGCAAATGTATCAACAAAAACCGAACTATTTTCTTTAAAAAACTATATCCTAGAAAAATGTAAAATTGTGCAGAATTTAAAACATTTATTATTAGCAGGATGTCTAAAAGATTCAACATATTATTACGAACAAATTGCAACATTAGAAAATAGTTGTTGTAATGATAGTAATTTTAAAAAAAGAAGAAGTAATATGTATGTATATTTAGGAGCAAAATATTTAAGAAATTTTAATTCATTAGAAAATAATGAAATATACGAAAAAATTAAAGCATTAGGAACAAAGGTTATTTTAACACGTGAGCAATATAATAAATCTATAAGTAATTATCGTGAGAAATTAAAAGTTGAAGCAATAGATATATTAGAAGGTTTAGATGCTGAATATAAGGAAGTAGCTATTATGTTAAAACAAAATGGTATTATAAACGCATACGAAGATTATGATACTAATAATACTGATACAAATAAAGATCCTACCGTAAATTATCAAGGTGATGACAATAATGATCAAGCATTATATTAGTTTTTCAATAGGTTCAAAAGAAACATAATCATCATTGGTTTCTTTAGGAACAATAGGATGAAGTCCTATTTTATCTTCCCCGACAATACCTTTAATACTAATATCTATAACTCTTTCTCTTGTATGATTTACATAAACTAGGAAATTAATATGTTTTCCGTTTAATTTATAATTACGATATAATATCATATCAATATCAAGTAAATATTCTTGTTTTTCTTCATCTTTTTTATATTTAATTAAAAGATCGTGTACTATTTGTATATCAGGTGTATTTTCTGCAATTTTATTAGTTATAAATTGATAAGCTTTATTGTAAATAGCTGTGATAGTAGAATTAGTTTCAGTTTCCCATTCTGTATTTCTTAAAATAATATATTTTTCAGGTGAAGAAGGGTGAAACATATCAACTAATAGTTCTAAATATTTTTCATTAGAAAACTCATAATAATAAGAATTTTCAGGTGTATTAATATCAATGTTAATACTATCAATAGGATGGCGATCTTTTAAAGCATCTGTTTTATTAGAAGTATTTATTTTACTATTGTGAGGTAAAACCGCAAAATATTCAAAGCAATTTTTCATAGTCATAAAATAAATAGTAATAAGCACTAAAATTATAACAATTTTTATTATAGTTTCCATAATTTTATTTTAATGTAATGTAATTATTTAGGCAAATATATAATCACTATCATCATTACATTCTTCTACGTTATGACAAAAAGGTTTATTAACAATACCTGAATCATCATATTTTGTATAACTTAATCTTCTAACACCTATAGGTAATTCGCAATATTGATCTACACATTTTCCTCTATCAGTTTGATAATGTTTATTTTTACCATAAAAAGGACAATCTTCATCTTTATGACAAGGTTTATCCCAAATTGTTTCTGTTTCTTTAAGATTACCAAAAGGATCATATTTCATATTACATAATTGTTTATTCATATTTGTTTTATCACCATAACAATGGTAGTTAGGATCTTCTACTTCAGGATCACGTTTTAATCTAGTAATAAAGTTTTCAGTAGTATTTATGTATGGTGTGATGGTATTTTCAACTGTTATTTTTTTATTAAAATTCCAAAAACTTTTAATATTAATTTCTTCTTCTCTAATATTTTTCATAAATATTTTCATTCTAGCAATATCAATACTATCAAAAGAATAAATAAATAAATCAAAATTAGATATTACTTTAAATACATCACTATCTTTAGCTACTGATACAATACCAAAATCAACACTATCAAATAAAGGAACTTTAGGATTTAATTTAATAAGTTTAAATGGTTTTATGCGATAAGATTTGCTAATAGCATTAATAAACTCTTTATCAGTATCTGATATATATCCAATTTTTCTTTCGTGAATATTATGTGTGCAATATAAATTAGGTGATTTAGAAATATAAAAGAAATATTTCTTATTATTTAGATGTTCAATAAGTTTAGATTTATAATAAAATAGCGTAAATAATATAATAATAATAAACAAGATAATAAATAACTTTATCATTTGTTTATAATAAATAAAATGCTTAGAATTTTGATTACCTTATTAATTTATATAGTTATTTTAAGTATATTATATTTGTTTGAACCTTCTTTAATGTTTGAAGAAACTGGAAAATTAAAAACAATAGGATACACTGATGAAAATAGATCTTTATTTTCAGTTTATTTATTAACACCTATATTAATATTATTTATATATATAATTACATTAGTTATATGGCGAAATTAACTTTTATTACAATTGATTTTGATGAAACAACATTAGAAGAATATGAAATATTATATGTAGAAAGGTTTAGTGAATTAAATCAAAAAATAATAATGGCAACAAGAGTATCAGTGCTTGAATGTATTAACAATTTAACTAAAAAAAAACTAATAATGATAAATGATAATGTAATAAATGAAAAAGGTTTTTGGTCTTATTTAGAAGATATTAAATACGATATAAATATATATATTAAAGTTAATTGTATTGAAGATATACCAACTAATTTACTTAAAAATTCTACAATATTAGTTGAAGAACCTATAATAAAATTAAAACGTAAAATAAATCGTAAAGTTATACATAAATATCGTGAATTTATGTTAGATTTAAGTTATATAGAAGCCTTTGTTAAAATTGATGATACAATATTAGAAAAGTTGAAAAGAAAATATCTATTATGATATAATAAAGGTATATAGCTATGGCGGATAAAGAAGAACCTGAAGACAAACGTCAAGAAGAAGAAGAATCACAAGCTGATAAAGCAGTAAATATAGCATCTGGAATGACAAATAACGCAGTAGAAGGTGTAAAAAACTTAGCATCTAATACAGCATCTAAAGTTACTGAAGAAGCAAGTGTTGCTATTGAAAAAGCAACAGAAATGTTAAGTAATCCAAGTGTATTATATGGTCTTATAGCTGTAATAGTAATTGCTATAATATGTGTTGCTGTTGTATATTATTTTATTGCTAATGCGGTGTTTAATAAAAAATCAATTATAATTGAAAAAACTAAGTTTCCTATCAAAGGTAATACTAAAAGTGTTATTATGATTGAAAACTTCCCTTCAAGTGGTAATGGTCTTAGAAGAACTTACACCTTTTGGGTATATGTAAATGATGTTAATAATGCGGGTGGCAAACCTAAACATATCTTTTCAATTGGTAATGATAGTTCTGAAAATAGCATAACTGACAAATCTCCTGTAGTTGTTCTTAAAGATTCTAAATTATATATATGTTTCCCGAATAGTGCAGAATCAGGTGCTCCTAAAACTGTTGATGAAATTGGTGGTAGTAAAAAACACAATACAGTATCATTTGACTATTTACCTATGCAACGATGGGTGCATATTGCGGTAGTAATATCAGATGATTATCAAGGTTCAACTGTAAGTTTATATATGGATGCACAATTAGCTTCATCTACTACTAATGAAAAAGATGATGGTAAAATATTAAAAGGTTTTAAATTAGATACAACCGGTAGTTTAATAGTGGGTGGTGATAATAGTGCTACTTATGGTTTTAACGGATTATTAAGTAAAGTGGGTATTCATAATTATGATCTAAATAGTCGTGATATATATAATATTTATAGCGAAGGTCCTATTGACGGTCTTCTTGCTTCTCTAGGATATGGAGTAAGAGCGCCACTTTATAAGTTAGCGGACTAATATATTTTTTATCTATTTCTTAAATTAAAATGATATATGTATTAATTCAAATAATAATTGCAATTATTTTAATTGTTTTAATGGGTGTATTAGCTTATGGTATATATAATAAAAATGCAAGAGAAATATTACTTGATATAATGACCCCAACAACAATTAGAAAGAAAACTAAAATACTTGATGGTGTATATGAATATAAAGTTGGAGAAAAGGTAACATTTAATACACGAGATAAAAGTAAAGGAACTTATATTGATTTAAGTCCTTCAATAAATCAAAAAGGTGGTTCAGTTTATACTTATAACTTTTGGTTATATTTTCCGGAGAGTGTTTCTAGTGTTAGTAATACTCAAACATTAGTATTATTTAACAAAGGAAGTGATCAGTTAGTTAAATATAGTAGCACTTATAGATGTGATACAAATGAAGAAAAAGGTTGGTTTTTAGTAAAAAATCCATTAGTTCGTTTGGATACCAAAAACAGGAAAATAGATGCAATAATAGTAGAGTTTAATAGTATTGAACACCCAGATGTATTTCACGCAGGTGCAAATACAGGAGACAAAATTTGCACAGGAGATATGGTAGATAAAGATAATAATTTAATTGGTATTAAAGAACTAGCAAGCAGAAACGATTTAAAAAATCAATGGAATATGATAACTATAATAGTAAGTGAAACATCACCAGATGATGATGTTTTTGTAAGTTCAAATCAAGCAGTTGTAAAACTATATTTAAATGGTTATGCATATTTAGATAAAGATGGAGAATTAGCAGAAAAATCAACAGCAATGAAAGTTAATAATAGCGACTTACATATTGGAACTAAATACAAAGACGCAGTAGATAATAGCGTTTTACCTACAGGAACAGAAGGTGATTCTACCGAAGTAGGAATATCAGATCTAACATATTTCAATTATGCTTTAGAAGATAAAGAAATTGTTAGTTTATTTAAAGAAGGTTGTAAAAAATCAACAGCTTTAATACCAACAACATCCACATTTGATGATGGTGCAGAAAAGACTGAAGCTTCTTTAGAGATAAAATCTCATAGTCATCCAAAATCTCTTTAGAAAAAATATGTAATTTATTTTTTTATAATAATTATTTTAGTTTAAAGGTGTAAAAGATATAACAAATAAATAATGCCAGTGGCACCATTAATTCAATTAGTATCAATAGGGCAAGTAGATCAATATTTGTCATTAACACCTCAATTAAGCTATTTTAAATATGTATATAAACGTCATACACGTTTCGCTTTAGATAATTTAAAATTAAGTTTTGATAGCACCACTGTTCCTACATTGGGTAAAGAGAATAAATGTATAAAAAAGATAGAACGACATGGTGATCTATTAAGTAATCTAACATTAGTTATAAGAATACCTGAAATAAATATACCAGAAAATAAGGATTATAGATTTAGATGGGTAGATAATTACGCAACTTTATTAATTAAAAAAGCCGAATTATTTGTAGGAAGTCAAGGAGTAGCTATAAATACATTGTATGGTGAATGGATGGTAATATGGAATGAACTTACTATGCCACCAGAAAAAAAACATAATTATGATATTATAACTGAAAATGTAGCAAGTTCTTTAAATCCCCGAACATCAAATAAACAAATAAAGGTAACTAAAAATAATCAAATAAAGTATGAATATTATCCTGAAAATCCTGCCATAAAATCAAAACGCATTGGTATCCCTTTACCTTTTTATTTTTCTAAAAATCCAGCATTAGCAATTCCTCTATGTGCGCTTCAAACAAGCGAAGTAATGTTACATATAGAGTTTGAGGATGTAGAAAAACTATATCAAGTTTATGATAAAAACTACGATAATGGAAAGGATAAACCAAAAGGAGCATACGTAAGTCCAAATAAACATCCAGATCCAATAACAATAAATACATTTGTTACACCAGAACAATTAGACTTAGATGCTTATATAGAAGCACAATATGTATATTTAAATGAAACTGAAAGAAAACTAATAACGGTAAATCGTCGTAATAATGTATTTTTAGTAGAAAATGTTCAAAAACGAGAAAAACAAACAACAAGTATAAAAACCACAATAGATTTAGATCTAAATACACCTATAAAAGAGATGATTTGGGTATTAAAAGATACAAATAATAAAACTAATTTTAATTTACAAACAACATATACATATGATAATAAAGAAATATTAAAAAATGCTAAAATATTATGGAATCGTTCAAATGAACGTGTAGAAGAGAAGGATGCTGTATTTTTTAATAAAATCCAACCGTATATACATCATAGTAATATTCCAAAAGAGGGTATATATTGTTATTCGTTTGCTTTAAATCCCGAAAAATGGCAACCGACAGGTTATTATAATCCGGGTGGTAAATTTCCAATAAATACGTCATTAGTGTTGGAGATAAACGAAGAGGTAAAGAATCGTGAATTTGATATAAATGTGTATGTATTACAATATAATATATTTGAAATAATAGGTGGTATGGGAGGTTTTAAGTTCAGTTAATTATATATTTAACAAAGATAAATATGGAAGTATTTACTTTAATAATTTTTATTGTAATTATATATTTATTATATATCTTGATTAATACAATATCATCATTAAGAAGCGAAGTATATGAAATGAAAAATAAATGTATAAAAACCGTATATAATAATGATAAAGATAAATTGCAAAATACGGAAGCAATGGATATTAAAAAAGATATAGCAGATAAGTATAATTTTTTTACAAATATGTTTAAAAAAATGATATAAGCACTTATTTTTATTATAGCATAACATAATGCCTAGAAAAAAAACACCAAAAGAAGAACCAACAAAAAAGAATATTGATGAAATTTTAGGTAATACTGAATTGAATGAAAATACTATTATAAGGCTACCATTAACTGATAGTTATTTACGTGATGATATTGATAAAATAGATGAACCTACAGGTTATGATAATGGTAATTTAGAAAGTTTTTCAGAAATAACACAACAAGAACCATTTAAAAAATCATTGTGTTTGTGGTGTAGACACGATGTAAATGATTTTGTATGTGGTATGCCTATACAATATGATTCATTAACAAATCATTATACATTATATGGTAATTTCTGTTCTTTTGAATGTGCATCAGCATATAATTTTTCAAAGAATACACGTAGTGATCGTGTATGGGATATTAATAATATGATAAATATGATGGCAAAATCATATGGTTATGAAACACCAATAAATCCAGCTCCAAGTTATGAATTATTGGATATATTTATGGGAACTATGGATATAAAAGAATTTAGATGTGTTCATAAGAAAACAGATCAGTTTTATGCAGTAAATATACCACCTCATTCCTATGTTCCATCTGTAGCAGAAATATTAAATACATCATATATTAATAATAAAAAAAATACAAAGAATATCATAGAAAAAATGATATAAACTAAAAATTATTATTAAAGTAATGGAATTACATATAACAAAATATCGTATATCAACAATAACTAGTAATGCAAAATTGTTGATAAAAGATAATGAAGAACGATTGGATATTAATATAATTGAATTATTTAATAATATCACAATTAATTGTGATGACAAAGCAGAAACATTTGTTTATACATCTAGATTTGAAAGTAAAGATAGCGCAACTAAAATCGTAAGGGGTAATTATATTAAAAAGAAAAGAACTATACAACATAAAAGAACATTTGATAATCAAATATCTTTTGTATATAAGTTGGCTGATAATTATTATGTAAATGTTAAAGTATTTCAAAATGGTAGCTTACATATAACAGGTAGTAGAACTGTTGAAGATATTAAAATACCATTAGAAAAACTTGTAAAAGAAATTAAAGATAATAATATTAAAATACTGGAAAATATTGATAATTTAGAATATGGAAATATTCAAATATTGATGATTAATACAGATTTTAAGATATTTAAAGATATTGAACATACATCAAATTTTGCAATTAAACGAAGAACATTACATACAATATTAATTAACAATTATAATATGATAGCAAGATTTGATCCATCAACATATCCTGGTGTTAAAATTGAATATTGGTGGAATAATGCAAATAATATTAGAGATGCTTCAACACACTATGATATAAGAAATGTAAAATCAAAATCTAATGTTAAAGACGGTATAAAGAAAATAACAATAGCAGTATTTGAAAGTGGAAGTATATTGATAACAGGTGCAATTACTATAGATCAAGTTGATGAAACATATAAGTTTATATGTGATATAATTGAAAAAAATAAAGAACAGATATACTTTAACATTTAGATTCTTCTTCGGTATTATTCCCTAATCTAGTATAAGCGGGATTATGAGTTTTAGCATAAAACTGTTTCATATATTCAGAAGATGTTGGTGTAATATGTGGTGGTGCCCAATCTTCCGCAATATTGGCAGCGTATAAACCTAGTCCAGGATCAGGTGATTTTAACTTAATATTATTTAAAGCATTCTTATTACAATCTAAGAAACTGAATTGAAGTGCAGACATTTTTATTATTCTAATATAAAATAAAATGTCGTCTTCTGTAGATGGTTTAAGCAACGAAGATATAATAAGAACAGTTAAAGAAATAAGATCAAGAAAAGATAAAATAAAAGAAGATGAATATTTATATTTTAAAACTCGTTATGAACATTTATACAAAATGATTACTGATAAGGATATGGATTTTGATGAAGAAGCATTTTATACAATGTTAAATCAAAGAAGTAAAGTGTTATCAGGAGAGAAAGATATAAAAACCGGTTCAGAGGAAATAAGCACTAAGTTTTTTAATAAGTATCATCCGGATCTTAAATGATCTCATATAAAGCTATAATGATTTTATCAAGACAATGATGAGTCTTAATAATATTATAAATAAAACAAAAGAAATTAAACAACCAGATATATCTTGGAATAATACTTTATTACAAGTATTACGTGAGAATCATTATTGGCCAGCAATTCAAACAAAAAGATTTTATTCAAATAATAATTTAATATTATTACATAATACTTATAAAAGAAAAGATGTTGAATCATATATTGATTTATATAATGAATGTCGTAGTGTAATCTTGGATTTCTCTTCACCAAATGTAATACTCTTTAAAGCATCTAGCACTCCTGAAACTTTAAAATATGAAGATGTTATTGATAAATACGATGATAACCTAGAATGTAATATAGCATATGATTCAACGTTAGTTTATGCATATTATTGTAATACTTGGATATTTAGCACAAATACTTGCACAAATATAGATTATTCGAAATTTAACCATCCTACAAAAAAATATGGTGAAATGTTTAATGAAGCATTACCTGTTAGTAGAGAAGAATTAATACAAAACTTGGATAAAAACATTGTATATACATTTGGTATTATACATTATGAAAATAAAAAATATATAGATTATACAAATGAATTTGGTGAGAATTATAAAAAAATAATATTATTAGATACAAAAGAAAAATATACCGGAATAAATGTGGATATAACATTAGATTTTGGAATATTAAATCCTAAAAAAATAACTTTAAAAGAAGGTTATCAATTGAATAACATTTATGGATTAATATTTGAATACAATAATAAAAGGTATAAAATAACACCTAATAATATAATTTTTCAAGAAGAAACAGATTTTGGTTATCCAAATGTATGGCGTAATATGATATGGATATATCAAAAAAATATGGAAGATTTTCATATATCTGATTATATTAAGACCTATAATAAAGAAATAGAATATCCATTAGATAATAATGGTGAAAAATTAGATCCTACATATTTGATACATACAACAATGATTTCAATGAGGGATATATTATATAATTTATATACAACAACTACTGTTTATTTTAAACAATATAATAGGTTTAAAATGTCAAAAGATATTGATAGTAAATTACCACCAATATTACAATATCATTTGGCACAATTAAGAAGACAGCAGGTAACTATATATGTTGAAGATACGATAACTGATAAAGAAATATTTTATTATTTATGTTATAGTAATCCTATGAAAAATATAATAGCATTGATTAATTTTTTTGCTACAAACTCAGGTTATGATATATCACCAAGATCCTCACAGTGTATAACAGTATTAAATAATTTATTAATCTAATTTTTTTGAAAAATACACCATCTATTTAAAAAACTAAATCGTTTTAAATTTTCATCCGCATCAAGATTATCAATAGTAGTTTTATCTTTTATTTGTTGGGTTGTTCTTTTATTTGCAGGAATACTATTAATTTCATCCTTTCTGTTCTTGAAAGATTCTTCAAATGTTTGTGATTCAACAAATTGAATATTAAATCTTGACAATTTAGTTATTAGTATTTTTAAATCAACAAGATTTTCTGAAATAAGTCTTCCTGTATTTTCAATAAATACATCTATTTTTTGATTATAAACAACTGATGTATTAATATTATAATCGGGATTGCGTATAATAGCCCAAACAGTTGCATTAGATATAGGATCTTTACCTATTGCTTTACCATCTGGTTCTAATATTTTTTTTACTAAATCTTTATCCATAAAGGTTAAAATAAACTTACCTTTTTCAGCAATATTTTCAGCAACATTTTTAATAAATCCATCTAACTTTTCTTCATTTTCAAAAAAATAATGAATTGAAAACATACACGATACAACATCAAATTTTGTTGGAAATATTCCAACTTTATCAAACTTAGAATTTTTATTTTTATCAAATATATATTTTAATAATTCTTTACTTTCAACATCAATATTATCAGATGATTTACCAGTTCTAATTGATTTAGAACAATCACCTGCTACAAATAATATTTTTGAATAATGTTTATTATAATATTTTTTTAAATTAAGCAATCTACTATAAGCACCTGCTCTAGCATTAGTAATATTATCTAATGTATAATCAATACCTAAAACTTTAATGAAATTATTAGTTATCCATCTATTCAGATCAGAACCTTGACCACAAGCTAATTCTAATAAAGATTTATTTTTAGTATCTACAGGAACTTTATATAAATCTGATTTAATTATATGATTATGAAATTGATTCATTTTACTAGAAATTAAATTATTCGACGATATTGATCTTTTATAATAAACATCTAAACCAGTTAAATATTTTTTAATATTTAGATCAAAATGTTGTTTTCCACATATCATATCAGTTGATACTTCATTTGTTATAGAACGCCAAATATTCATAGCAACAAAATAACTATTTGCTGTTTTATTTATTTCACCTTTTCCAAAATTATAGATTTTATTTTTATCGTGTCTTATGCGTAGTGGTTTCCATCTTTTCTTATTTGATATTACTATTGAATTATCGTAAGCAAATTCAACAACTGAATGATTTAATATTTCTTCGTTTTTAGGTGTAAAACATTTATTATTAACTATTTCTATATAAACTGATTGTGGTATATCATCAATTGTTAGTTGCTTTAATGAATAAACATTTTTATCAACTATTTTATGTTTTTCGTACATATATTGTATTCCATTAACAACTGAAATAGGCTCCATATCCATACTATTAAAAACTACATTTAATGAATATTCTTTATACACTTTACCATCTGTTTGTAATTTATATTTTCCTTGTTCAATTACTATAAAATCAATTGTATTTTCAGCTGGGGGTTTCCATTTTAAAACCTTATTCCAACTTAAACTATTAATATTATCAACTTCTACAGGTTTATTAGCATAAGCACCTAATACTGGTATTTTAGTAGGTGTAAATATTAATCCATCAATATGATAATCATAGGTTTCTGTATTTGCCAAAATTTCATCACAGTTTTTTAGAATATCATTAGATGTTAGTTGTTTTTTAACAATGATATTGTGACTATTAAAATTACTAATAGAATCTAGAAATTTGTTCATATAGTTATATCGTGATTCAGGACTATCATCCAATAATGGTAAATGTGTAAGTTTTTTATTGTCATAATAATATATATCAAATATAGCAAAAAGATCTTTGGAATTATTTAATAAACGATCTTGACATAATACAAGTTCTCCATCTAATAAACAATTTTTTAACTTTGTATTTATATTACATCCTCTAACTTGTTTATTCGCAGTTTCTATTAAGAAAGCACTACTTTCATTATTTATATATAACAAAAATCGTAATCCATCTGCTTTCTCTGTTACCGCATAATTCTCAAAAATTGAAGTAGTTATACCATAAGATTCTTTAATGGATGCTAAATTATGTTTCTCTAATGTAGCAGGTTTTGGGGCAAACATTACAATATTATCATTTAATTTAGCATTACTAGAAAATATTGATCTTATTAAAGTCATATAATCTTTGAGAATATTTTGTTGATATTCTTTTTTTAAAGGTAATATGTTGCTATCTAACATAAAATGTAATTGACGTATATAATATTCTTCATCCAATTTTTTATCAGAAATTATTGAATAAACATATTTAGGACTTTTAGTATTTAATGACATATCTTTAAAAGATACATCGTATTGATTACTGGTTGTAATTATCTCACATTTATAATACAGATTTGATTTGTTTTTATAAATTAATTCTTTTTTCATTTGAAATTGTTTTACATCATCTGTAATGATATTTTCAAAATCTTCTATTTCTTCCATTTCAATTTCTTTTATTGAAATTGGATAATCATAGTCAGTATTAGTGTTGTCTGATATAACATTTGTCGTATATTTTTTTATATATTCGTTTTTAGGTATAATACCAGTTTTACGATAATTTTTAATTTGATTTTCATCTATTATTGTGTATGTATCATTGCCTATTAAAATTTCTAGAAAACTGTTAGACGTTGATAATGAAAAATCACTACTAATTAAGAATTTATGTGCATTATTAAATAAATTAAGATCGTCGTTTTCTAATAAAATAATATGCATTTATTATATTAGTCATCTTATAATCTTAAATCATTTTTTAATAATAAATTTGCTATTATTAGTATAACATATATTTTGTTTTCGATATTCAAATGAAATATCAAGTAAAAAAGAAAATAACTTACAAATGTATATATTCCATTTATCTTGAGTAATACCATCCATAATCATTGATACTCCTTTTTTTGTATATTTATTACTTATTTTTTGATTTGAAATAAAAGTAAATAATTTATTTTTAATTATATCATCATCTTCATATAAATCCAATGATTGTTTAAAAAACTCTAATGGACCTATATCTTTATTTTCAATTTTATTTACTTTAATATCATCTTTAGTATCTTTAGGTTCTATAGTATCTTTAGGTTCTATAGTATCTTTAGTATCTATAGTATCTATAGTATCTATAGTATCTTTAGTATCTTTAGTATCTTTAGTATCTATAGTATCTTTAGTATCTATAGTATCTATAGTATCTATAGTATCTTTAGTATCTTTAGTATCTTTAGTATCTATAGTATCTATAGTATCTTTAATAGGATCTATAACATCATCAAAAAACTCTTTATCAAAATATTGTATATCATCATAACTACTATTAGGTGTATCACATTGAATATCATCAAATGAAATTATCCATTTAGTATGTGAAAAAAGAATTGCACATTGTGCTGTTTTATCAATTTTATTTTTAAGTAATTCCATTTTTAACTTATATATAGTTTAAGTCTTATATGGTGTATCATAATCTAAATTATTTTCAGTTTGATTATTAAAAATAGAACTAGTTTTAGTTAATTTTTTCTTTAGAATATAAAACTTCATTGTAGAACTAACCTTATTTTTAATAACAGGTAAAGAAGTTTCTTCTTCAATTTCAGGTTCTATAATAGTTTCGATTTTAATATCATCTCCATCTTCTGAAGATTGAAAATTAGTTTTAATAATATTGTTTTTTATATCTTCATATGCATTAATATTTTTAGTTAATTTATTACAATACATTATATAGGTATATATTTGATCTATAATACTACTATCTAAACGTTGTAAATCAATAAAAATACCATTAATATTCTTTGAATAACTAGAATTATTACTTTTAATAATTTTATATATTTCTTGATATTCAAACATAGAACATTTTACTATTTCATTTTTAATAGTTTGTATTTTAGTTTTAATATCCATATTGTAATGAATTATTATATTTTTTCTATATAGTTTCATTTTTTAATCATCATATAATCCATCATCATCATCGTCGTCATCACCGTCATCGTCATCACCATCATCTTCAGTTTCAATATCAACGTCATCAATATCTTTTTCTTCTTTTAAATCTACTAAATCAATTACACTATCACTATCATCATTGCTATCTATAGCATCGTCTTGTTCATAAGAACCATCACCAGTATCACTAACATCATCTTCCTCAGTTTTTACAGTATCAATCGTATCAACTAATTCTTCAGTTTCTTCTATATTATTATCATTTGGATTATTTATAACTAATCCAATTACAACAATTTTATTATCATTATAATGATATCTCTTTCTACATATTTTAACTGAAACATCATTACCAATATTTAAATCTTCAATATCATATTCGTGCTTAATACCTGATGTTAATCTAGGTATTATAATATCAATAATAACTTTATCATTATCATCTCTAACTTCTGCTTTAAATCCTGCATTATTACTAGATACAATTTTAGCTTCTAATATTGTATCAATGGAAGGATTACAAATTAATGCATAACATACTGCTTTAAATTGAAAAGAACTATTAAAATGTTCTTTCATAGCACTTCCAGGTGATCTTTTAATAATTTCAATACTATTTTCTTTAATATATCCATATTTAGTAATTTTATTTTCATATTTAGCTTGTATATTTTCTAAAATAGCATCATCTATAGTGCTATTAGATATTTGTGAAATTGATAAATTAATTAAAGTGCATATTTTATATTTTTTGAATATCTTAGTCATATTTTAATATTAAAGATTATTTTTTCATTTTTATATAAGGTATAATCAGTAAATTATTTTCATTATAAAATTTTTTTGCTATTTTCATACATTTATCGCTTTTATTTTTGCTTTCTTCGTTTAATATTTTATTAAGATTTACAGCTGGTTGTGTTTCACATTTTGTACCTTTATTATTACCAGAAACAATTTTAAAAATTAAGTTTGTAGATAAAACTCCTTTTGATTTTTTTGCTACACCTATAATACCATACATTTTTTTTTTATCTTTAATAGTTTGCTGTTCGTAATTTAAAGTTTTTATATTACCTTTAAGATCTTTAATTGGTAAAGGTGTATCAGTGCTAAATAAATCAAAATAATTATCATCAACAATTATAGAATTATCAGTTAAAACTTTATACAATTTAGGATATTTACTTTTGTTTTTAATTATATCAATAGCTATATTATCCCAATTAGAATTATCAATATACATTAAAAAATTATATAATAATTCAAAATCTTTATAATCCCTTTCATATTTATCAATAATAGTATTATTGTTAATTGGTGTTTTAGGTTTATTGACAACAGGTTCGTCTAATATAATTTCTTGTTCTACAATATCAGGATGATCAATTATCTTTTGAATACCATTATTATTAAATATTAAAATATAATTACCAATTTTATTTGGAAAAATTATATTATTAATAGCTAAATCTAAATATCTTTTATCATTGCATTTTGATAATAATTCTTCATATGGAATATAATCTCTATCTTTAATCATATCTTTAATAATTGTAGAATATCTATTACTTAAAAACATATTTTCAGAACGTAAATTATTATCAGTAATAAGATCTTTATCAATTTCTTCTGTATATTCTTTATCACTACCTAAAACATATTCACGTTCAACTTGCTGTGAAGTAATAATTTTAATAGGATTTACGTTTTTAAACAAAGATCTTGGAAATATATTTAACTTTTCATTAATACGATTATCAAAAGCATTTTGTTCTATTGTTGATATATATGATCTAGTTTCAGTAAGTTTTTTAATAGCAATATCATATGCGTGTTTATCTGCCGAAATATTACTTTCATCTTCAAAATAACCACAATATACGAAAACAGTAATATTACGTAATTTAAGTGGAAGTTTAATATGACTGCATCTACGAAAACCTCTTCCTATAATTTGTTCGTGTCTATTAAAATGATACCAAGGATCTAATATATGTACTTCTCTAATATTTAAAAAAGAAAGACCCTCACTAGCTTTTTTAGTAATTAATATCACTTTTAATTCATCTCCATTTATATTACTATCACTATTAACTAATTTAAGAATATTATCAATATTTTTAGCACTACCCGTATTACTTATATGTTGATTATTTTCACTTGTAATTATAGCATATTTTAATTTAGGGTTTCTTTTAATACTTGCGTCATCTAATAAATTAAAGTTTTTAGAAGATTTTTCAACATAACGAGAATACCCAATATATTCTAATGCTAAAGCCGTTTGTAAAATTCCGTATTCAACATAATAAGAATAAATAATTGCTATACCTGTTGTGTTTTTAATATAATCAATAATTTTAGAAATTTTAGGTGCATATGTAGAAATATTAGTTTGATCTAAAACCTTAACTTTACCAATAGATTTATATTTAAATTCAGTTTTTGAAAAATGTTGTTTGGGTAAATATGCTATATTCATATGCTTAACATAATTCATAATATTATCAGTATCTTTAACAATTTGTTTATTATTTAATTTAACTTTAATTAATCCATCAGGTGTTAGATCTCTCATTGTAGCATCCTCGTGTTTTATTCTAATAGGATATACAAAAGGGTTTTGACTATTAATATAAGAAATATATTTTGATGAAAGTTCAGCTAATAAATCATCAGTTAAATTAGTAATTTTAGATTTACCATCATTTAATAATAATAAATTAAGTAGATCTTTAATTTCACTTGCTTCATTGAACATTGGTGTTCCAGACATTAAAACCAATCTATTATTTTTACCATTTTGAATTGCTGTTTCAACTTTTGCATATATTTTTAGTAATTCCGTTTTAGTAATATTTTCATCGTCATCTACTTCACTAGGATTACGTAAATTATGTGCTTCATCAATAATAATAGTTTTATTTTCAATTTTAGCATCATATTTTACAAATTTTGCATAGGTCATAATATTATACCGTTGTTTTATAAATTGATTTAAATGCAATGTAGAATCAAAATTATTTAATTTATAAATATCTTCAGAACATTGATTAATATTCTGTTTATGCAAATCATATATAGTATTCTTAAAGTTTTGAATTAATGTTTTTGGTAAAATAACAATAATAGGTGGTTCTTCAAAATTATTATGACCAATTAATATAGATTCTGCAATTGAAATAGCCGCACAAGTTTTACCAGTTCCTACTGTATAAAATAATAATAGATTTTTAAAATTAGTTCTTTTAGAAATATATTGTCCTACAAAGTATTGAAAATATGCTTTATTAAAAACATTTTTAGGACAAGCATCAATCATAGATTTATCTAGATCTTCAACAACTTCATAAGGTTTTTCGGTATGAACTGCAAATTCTTTAATATAATTAATATCATTTTGTTTTTTAACTTTAACTACTTGTTTTTTGGCAATACTTTTAGATACACTTAATACGGGTGAAAGTGATTTTTGTTTAACTTTAGTATCTTTATATTTATCACATTGTTTTTTTAATTGATTAGCAATACTATTTGGATTTTTTGCATCAAGTTTTAATTTACGTTTAGATTCGGGATTTACAACTGGATTTTTAAACCATTCTAAACAATGTTCTTTAGTAAAAGTTTTTTTCATTTTATTTAAAAGCAGAATAAATTATAATTTAATACTGTTTTGAAATATTACTATGAATATTTTTAAAAAGTTCAATACGTTCAATATTATGAACATTAATATGATCTAAAACTTCATTATATTTCATCCATTTAATAGCTCTAATTTCTCTAATTTGTTGCATACATTGTTTATTAAACTTAGGAATAGTATGATCACCAATAAATTGTCCAATATAATATGTATGTTTATACATAATTTTATTAGTTCCAAAAAATATTTCGTGATATGGAAAACTATAATCATCAATTGTAATTGTATCTGGTTTATATTGTGTTTCTTCGGTAAATTCACGCAAAGAACATTCAATATCAGTTTCGTTTTGTTTTTTACGACCTTTTGGAAATCCCCATTCAGGTTCAGTAATGCTTTTTTTATTAGTAGTTAAAATGTTTTTTAAAATATTTTTTTGAGATAAAATATCAAAATTAGTCTTAGCATCTATATATTCTTTTGTATTTTTATTATTAGATTGAAACCATATTTTTTCCCAAATAATATCAAAATTATCACAGTTTAATATAGATTGTTCTTCTGTAGTCATAGATTGAATTAATGTATTTATTTTTGAAAAATCCATAGATTTGTAATTACCCTTAATAAACTCCATAAATGATAAACTATTCTTTCGTTGAATCATTAAATAATGAATTTCATTATCTATTATTGTAAAACAAATTATACCATAACTGCTTATTGGATGAGGACAATCTCTATAAGTATGTCCTATACTATTACAATTTTTACAGATTATTTTAGACATAATATATTATAATTATTTCATTTTATATAGTAAAATGGAACCTAAAAATTGGGGTAAATTTGGATGGGGTTTTATACATAATGTTGCACTAGGATATCCGGATGATTTAACATATATGAAAAAAGAACAATATCGTAAATTTTTTGAAGTAATTGGTGATGTTCTTCCTTGTTTAGATTGTCAAGATCACTACAAAGAAATGATAGCTGATTATCCACCTATAATGACAAATAAAGAAACATTATTTAAATGGACAGTTGATATTCATAATAAAGTAAATAAAAGAATTAATAAAAAACAAATAACATTAGATGAAGCTTATAATATTTGGAAAAATACAAATACTATTGAAAAAAAAGAATTAACACCTGATAATAAATTATATTATCTTTCACTTATATTTTTTTTAATATTATTAGTCTGTGTTTTAATTATTTTATATTTTCATACACCTTGATATTCACAACCTTGGAAACCTTCTATTGAAAAATTACTGAACTGTTCTTTTTTGCTATTAAACTTCTCTTTTTTAGCTTTATTACTGAATGGTTCAGCACCTAAAGGCATACCAGTCATACTCTCAACATTGCCAGTCATATCCCCTTGTATATTTTGTTGCATAGTCATATCACTCGTAGTAGGCATTTCAACTTTAGGTTTAACAGTTTCAGGAACATCTTTTACTAATTCTTTAGCAATCTTATTTGATTCCTCTTCATCTACAACAGGTTTAATTGATTTTGATGTAGCAACATTATAGGTAAGCATAGATGAAACCGAAGCAAATATAACAATTACGCAAATAATAATGATAATGAAGGCAATTACCCAACCCCACCACCAACATAAACTATTTTCAACAGTCTTACCGGCTACACAAGTAAGATCAAATAGTCCTAATACAATGGAAGGAATGCTGAATAAAATAACACTTCCAATTAACATTAATCTTTCACCTAAGGTTAATTCATTTTCGTTAAATAATATAGATAATATAATCGCAATGACCGCAATTAAAATAGCAATCGCCGCATATTGCGATTGAGGGGTTCCAGTTAGCAGTTTAGAAATAGTCTTGGTAAAATCCATCTTATACGTTTTAAATAAATATAAGAAAAAAAGATATAAAAGATAATTAATATATTTTAATTATGGGCATTCCTTTTTATTATTCAGATCTAATTAAGAAATATTCGGATATTATTCAAACACCTAAAAATGTTAATATTTTATTTTTTGACTATAATGGACTAATACATCCAATAGCTCACGAAACAATTTGTAAAGGTAAAAGTGAAGATGAATTCTTTCATTTATTATGGAAAAAAACGTTAAGTTTAGTAGAAATAATAAAACCAGACAAATATATTATATCGGTTGATGGTGTAGCTCCTTTAGCAAAAATTAATCAACAAAGAAAACGTAGATATATTTCACCTACGAATAAATCTTGGGATACAAATGCTATAACGTGTGGAACACCGTTTATGGATAGTTTAAATAAATATATCAAAGCAAGATGTATTAATATGGATAGTATGTATAATAATGGTGAAGGAGAACATAAAATACTTGACGCTATTCATAATGATCCTAATACAAATAATGTTTATTTAATTCACGGATTAGATGCGGATCTAATATTACTATCATTAATGAGTGATAAAGCTGATAACATTTATTTAATGCGAGAACAAGATAATAAGATAACATATATTAGTATTAAAAAACTAAAAGAATATATAGAATTAGAATGGTGTTATATTTTTAATAAAGATGCTGATATTATTAAATCCTATTGTGTTATGTTATCTATAATGGGTAATGATTTTATACCACATCCTATTAGTCTTAAAATATCAAGTAATGGTATTAATATATTAAAAACCGTCTGTAAAAATACGTGTTTAATATCAAAAATTGATCCTATTAATATTAATGTAGAAGATTTACAAATAATATTTAAGAATCTTATTTATTACGAAGATAAATTTATGGCAAACGAACCTAAAAATTGGAGAAAAAATTATTATAGAAATGAAGTTTATATAGAAGATATACCGCAAGCGTGTAAATATTATATTGATGGTATTTTTTGGACTTATAATTATTACAATAAAAATATAAATAAAATTGATCATAGCTGGTATTATCCATATTTAGGTTGTCCAAGTATAGCTGATATTGCAAATTATTTAAATACATATGAATATATTCCTAATTATGACAATAGTTTTATACAATCAAAAGAACAATTATTAATAGTTATGCCTAAAACAAGTATTAATGTTTTACCGAAATATTTACAAAAGTATATGATAGATCCAATATATGGATTAGAATATATGTTTGTAGCGGATTATAAACTTATTAAATATCTTAAAAAACACGAATGGGAATATGTTCCTTACTTACCTTTAATTGATATAGAATATATTCGTTCTATTTTTGATGTGCAAGAATCTTATTAATTAATTCAGGTTTATTTCCTTCTGTAGAAATACCAAAATTACCACAATGTTCTTTTAATTGTTCTACTGACATTTTAGCTAATTTAGTTTTAGTAAATACATTATCATCAACGGAAGGTGTTAATATTTCTGTTATTTCAGTAACAATAGGATCTTCAATTATATCTGTAGGTTGTTCTGCAACTATTTCTATTTTAGTAGGTTCAACAGGTTCTTCAGGTTCAACAGGTTTATTATCAAATACTTTCATAAACATATCTTCTGCAAATTGATTTGCATTGTTTTCTTTATTTTTATATAACAATTGCGTAGCAAAAGTTGTTTCCAATTTATAAAATGAACTTTCAAGTTGTGCTATTTTTTTCCATAAATATATAATAGCTACATAAATAATAGCAAAAACTACAATATAAAACACAAGATCTAAACGGTTAAGAATACTACTTAATGATATCATTTATCATCAACATTAGATAATCTATTTTTCATTTTAATCGCACTTTTTATTAATTCGTCTGGAAACATCTCACGTCCTAATAATTCTAAAGCTATACATTGTTTAGATTCTTTTTCTCTAATTCTATATGGAAACTTAAAATCATATTCATCTTGTTGAATAGCTTCCATAGATAAATTAATAAAACTTTCTTTATAAGTATAACCTAAATCTATTAAAGAATGATAATGTGTCGTAACTATAAGTTTAGCATTTTTAAAATTATTATTAATATATTCACATACAGCATAAGCAGTTGATTGTCCTTCAATTGGTGGTGTAGAATGCATAGGTTCATCCATTACGAATAATATATTTTGTTCTTTATTTTTACTTGCTTTATCCAATAAATCATAACAATATTTTACCTCTGTTTCAAAATAAGATCGTGTTCCTACTTCATCTGATACTCGCATAAATGTTTGAATTATATGGTATGTATTTGTTGTCATTTTATTAGCCATAGCAATACCAATAGTTTGTGCTAATATTATATTTAAAACAATATTCTTAACATAAGTTGTTTTACCACCTGCATTTGGTCCAGTTATTACTAAATGACGTTTCAAATACGCAGGATTACATACTTGATTTTCATCCAATAATGGTGATCGCATACCAACTATAGTAGTATTAGAATTGTTATCATAATTTACTTTACACCAATTTTTATTATGATATAATTTAGAAATTACATTAGCAATATCCATATAATTAATACATTCTAATATTTGTTTCATTCGTATCCTATAATTAGATGTATTTGTCCAAAAACAATATACGTCTGTAAGATCACCATTGATAATAAAAGATTTATCATAATATATATCATTTAATTTCCAATATTCATCCGGTATATTTTCAAATAATTTAGAACATATAGTAATAAAAGATTTAACATTAGATATTTTTGTAGAAAGATCATTACGTAAATTATGTAAATAATACGAATAATCAACCATTTGCCATAAACCATATACATATAATGAAAAATATATTAAAACAGTTATCCATTTTACCAAAGAATATTTAATATCACTATATGAAGCAGTTATAATAGCTTTTAAAGATTTCCATAATATACTTACATATTTGAATAATGAAAAATCAATTTTTAAAACAGTTTTAATATAATAATAAGGTCCTAATATTATACTTATTGGTGATATAAATTGCATCAAAGGAACTGAATAAACCTTATATAAATGAAATAATTCTATTGTAGGATATGTCAAATTAATAGGAAAATTATACCAACTGTTAGGAAATAAAGCACCTAAAAACTCATTATCAGCATTTGCATAATTACAATTTAAATTTACAATATAATTAACATCTTCTTCAAGATTCTTTAAATGATTCAATTGAATAGTTATATCAGGCATATTAATTACATTTTGTCTTTTACGTAATTCTTCAATATCATATATAGGTTTGCGTATTATATCAACCATCAACTGTTTAGAATTATCTAAAACAGTATATTCTTTCATAAAATCATCAATCAATGTATCATTATAAACATCTTCACTAACAGATGTAGTCATTCTATATAAACACTTGATTAATATTATATTAATATATACACATTATGAATGTTGTAGTTATTTTTATTAAAAATACAATTTATAAATTGTATAAACAACCTTTTGAAACTGATACTGATGCTTACGAAAGATTATGGTGGATTATTAATAATAATAAAGATTTTAATAATCGTAAGGATATAAGCGATTCCATAAAGGTAATTAATATTAAAAAAGGAATGTCTTATTATAATAAATGAATATAGAATCCAATCAACTTAAATTAGAATATGTTATTATTATATTTCTTCTTATAATTGCAATTGTATTATTATTTTATAAAAGTATTGAACCTGAAAAACCAATAAATGAAGTTAAAAAACCTAAATCCATTTTAAAAAAAACAAATAATCTTCATACAGTTAATAATTCTAATGTAAAGTTTTATGATGTAAGAATGTCGCAAATATCAAATGATATTAATATTACTAAAAATCAAGAACCTACAACCGAATTGTTATCTCAATACCAGCCAGCTAGAGAAGATATACCAACTGATAACATTTTTTGTAATAGCAATAATGGTAAAATACAAAATAAACCATTACGCTTTAACATATAAAGATTATAATATATATTATCATTATAGTAATGCATTTAGGTATTATATCATTTTGCGATAGAATAGCATATAATATTAAATCTAATGATATTAAAACTGATATATTAGAAGAAATTGATAAAAAATATAATATTAAAATAATACAAAAACATTTTTTTAGATTAACTGATGAAAGTGTAAGTCATATTACAGCTACACCCCACGTAGTATCTATTAGAACAAATGGTAATCCTTATTTTTTGTATATGACTAAATATGATGATAAAGAAATAATTTATTTTATTGATAAAAAAATACATCCTACGTATCAATTACCAAGAATCATTATAGCAAAAGGATTATTTGATCCAAATCTATTTAATGGAACTTTAATAGATGGTGAAATGGTATGTTGTTATAATAAAAAATGGATTTTTTTAATTTCAGATATTATATCTTATAAAGGAGAACATTTAACAAAGTTTCAATTACCAGAACGGCTTACAATGTTAAATAATATGTTAGATAATGAATATACCGAAGATTATCCTATGGATATTTGTAAGTATCGTATAAAACCTTATTATAATTTGTGTGTAGATACACTTAATAAAATATCAAGTTTTGAATTTCCATTTTCTGTAAGAGGTATATATTTTTGGGCTTATAATTTGAAATATAAACCTAAACTTATGAATATTGATGATAACATTATTCAATCAGTATCAATAAAAACAAAAGATAATATTGAATTTACTTTAAAAACAGATAATATAAAATCTGTTATTAAAACAGATCTACCTGATATTTATAAAGTAAAAGAAGATAATAAATACTTATCTATACAAACTATTAAACAAAGTCATATGGTTCGAGATGCTTTTAAAGATACTAATCTAAATTTTTCTAAATCTATTAGGTGTTCATATTCCAAAGAATTTGATAAATGGATACCTATCAGCATTTGCTAATACAATTTTCAATATTTTTTATATTACTATCAATATCACAATTTGATGAGTATTTAAAACTTATGTATAATGATGTATCTTTAATACATAATGATAAACGATTATTAATTTTATATTCTTCTATAGAATAAGATTCTTTATAAGATATTTTATTAACACAAGGAAATACATATATCGGTTGTTTAGAATCATTATACATTAATAATGTATAATCATCTGTTTCATCCATATCAATTAAAGAATGTTTAAATAAACATTGATTATCATTTGATATTTCATATGTATATTCTAAATTATTATACCAATAACTTGTAAAATCACGTTTAAGAAATTTAAACGTTTTACGTATGGTATTAATATCTTTTGGATTCTTTAAAATAATATAAATATAATTTATATTATCATTTAATTTATTTTTAAACATTATATATACTATGATAATATAGTGTTTATATAAAAATAATTTTAGCAATTTTAAGCTGTCGCAGGAGTTGCTTGTTTAAAAGGCTTGATATGGGGATTGAGAAGTCTTTGCATATGGAAGAAAGTAACTTCATCACCATCCTTCACACGAAGGAGCTTCTTCAATGGTGCATCTGGACGAATAATACGTCCATTCACAGGATCTTTCAAATTATTCTTACTTACATATGTATTAATATTCTTAGTCACCTCAGTACGACTCATCAATGTTCCGTGTGCAATTTCTAAGAAATCACACATTTCAGTTGAAATCTCAGTTGGTTTAGCAAAACCACTAGGACTCAAACGAGCTTTTTCTTTACGATCACGTTCCTTCTTAAGGATCTTCTCCTTCTTATCATTTTCCTTAATAACAAGCTTTACTAGGGTTTTGATTGCCTTAAACTCCTTATCCATATTAGAAATAGCTTCAATCAATTCAGCTAGTTTTGAATTTTCATATGAAACTACTTCTACTTTCTTGCTTTTTACCTTAGTATCTGTAGCATCCTTAGATACTTTGGTATCCTTAGCTACTTTAGTATCCTTAGTATCTTTAGTTACTTTAGCATCCTTGACATCCTTGGATTTAGCACTTTTTTCAACCTTATCTGCCTTCTTAACAGCCATTGTTTTTAATCAATATTATTGTTTTTGTCTTTATATACTTTTACTTATCATTACACAGTGCGTTAAGAGTATTTAAAAAAGTTTCATATTCTTCATTACTTATATTTTTTAACTTGCTATTACTTGGATTATATAAAACCATTTTAATTAATAAATCTCCACCATTTAATCCTCTGTTTTTAATTTTTAAAGTTTTCTTTGACATTTTTTTAGCTTTAAAACTTACATTATTACCATCAATATGAACAAAAGAATGATTAAATCCTTTGTAATAATCATAATGTGATATTTTCATTTGATATATTAAATCTACTTTACCACTTTGATGAATAATACTTTCATACACATCATCATCTTCAAATTTAAAATCAATTTCAGCTGTCGAACTTAATCCATTAAAACTTCGGGTTATAAATTGTTTAGGAAACTTAGAACAATCTATAATAGCTTTGGTTGGCATTCCACATAAATTAAACTGTTTTTCTAATTTTCGTTTGTAAATAAGATCATAATACGTTATCTTTACAGATGTTTTAAATATACTTTGAAATGATTGCGATTGAAATAACTTATTTGCCATTCCACTAAACATACTTGCCATACCCTCACTACCACCAAACATACTTGCCATACCCTCACTACCACCAAACATACTTGCCATACTCTCACTACCACCAAATATATCATCAAATATGTCTGAAAAATTATTATCTATCAACCTTTTATAAGCCTCTGAAGCTTCTTTAAATTGCAATTCTTTTTCATTTCTTTCATTTTCATCTAAATCAACCAATTTATCTGGATGCGTTTTTAATGCTATTGATTTATACGCTTTTTTAATATCCGCTTCTGTTGCTTTTTCATCCAAACCTAAGACATCCAAACATTGTTGCTTATCCATTTAAAGATTTAAATCTATAAAATGTTTATATGAATATATTATATTATGGTGCTAATAACACTATTAATGATAAAATAATTGATAACACTCTTCATAACCAAACAAGAACACATAAAAATATTAGATATCTTGAAAATAGTCAATATCTAACTTTTTCTGTTATTAATATACATATTTTACAATTTATTAAATCATTAATACAAACTACTACAATCAATAATACTATACGTAAAATTATTTTATTTAATATAGAACAATGCGATAGAGAATGTATGACTATTTTACGTATTATACTTGAAAAATATAATAATACTACACAATTTATTGCTACCACTATTCAACGATCTAAAATTGATAAACCAATTTTAAGCAGATTTATATTAGTGCGATTATCTGTTGATAATATTAAAATTGATGTTATACCAATTAAAAATATTACCACTAAACCAACACTAACAGATATAAAAAAAATAGTTAAAAAATGCCGTAAATATTCTATTTCTGATATTAGCCTAGAGTTATTAAATATAACTCCATATAAATGTCAATTTATAGAACAAGCAAGTAATATAGAACATCAATATTGCTTTCATAATAATAAAGATCTTGCGATTGAAACATTAATCTTAGTATGCTTTTATCCCCCAAAATATGATATAAAAAAATCAAATAACTAATTGTTAAATGTATAGTAAATGTAATGAATGTAATGAAACTAAACTAATAGTTAATAATATTAATAAACTTGCAAAATATATTGATAAATACGGCAATAATAATGAAAAATATACACTAAAATCAAATCTTAATATTATGAATAACAATTTAGAAAATGTTTATAATAATATATTAATTTCTAAATTATACAAAAATATGCTACTTTATGTAGTCTGTATTTTTTTAATGAAATCCATAATACTATAACTACCTTCTAAAATAGCTAAATCCTTTTTAACCGTCATATCACTTAAGTTAATATGTATCCATTTGTTATAATATTTTTTTGGTATAAAGTTTAATAAAAATAAACACACTATTATTCTATCTGCACATCCAAATTCTGCATTTTTTATATCAGCTCTAGTTGATTTTGTATATTTTATATATTCTTTTCCTATACTTAATTCTTGTATTTCTTCTCCGTAAGATTTTGCACTTTTAATTAATTGTTTTTTCATATTATGTGATAAACTAAAATAAGCATAAGATGTCTTACATTGATCTATACCTGTTAAAGTTCCCATATCAATAATACATTTAGGTTTATATTTATCTATACAATATGATAAACCATCCGCTAATATTAATCTTCCTTCAGCATCCGTATTTGTTATTTCAACTTTTATACCTGAATAAGATGTTATAATATCACCGGGTTTTGTTGCCATATGCGAAATATCATTTTGAACTAATGGAACACACACTGTTATATTTTTTTTTGTTTTATTTAAAGCAAGTTCGTATAATAAATATAATGCCATTGTTCCACCCGTTTTATCTAAATGCATATTATTCATCGCATATTTAGGTTTTAATGTATAACCTCCAGCATCAAATGTAACTCCTTTACCAACTATCACTAAATCTGTATTTTTACTACTTTTATTACCATTATATTCTACAATTAACATATGACCCGTTAAATGATCTACAGATACAATAAGATTTAATCCTTCTTTTTTCAATTGTTTTGTATCTTTAATTATTACATTAGTATTCTTAATTGATTTAAATAATTTATCAATATGATTGCAAAAAGAACTAGGTGTTATAATATTTGCAGGTTGATTTAATAATGTTCTAAATAAATTTAAACTTGTATCTGTTTTATTAAACTTGTATTTTTGTTGTTCTAAACGCATCTTAACTGCTTTATGATATTTTTTTGGATATTTATTTATATTAACTTTTTGTCCTACATCCCATAGATCTAAATGATTTATCATTTAACTTTAAATAATAAAATTAAATATAAGGTCTATTTTGCTTAAAAATATACTTTATATGACAGAAAGGTATTTTTAATAAATAATTAATACATATATTAATCATTTTATTATCAGAATTACTACTATTTTCTATTGTATCTACTATATCATTCAATAGATTGCTAGGAACATTTGAGTCACTATATCTAACATATTTCATATAACTATTAATAACACTGTAATATACTATCAATATATCGTATAATATTACATATTTATCAATTGCATTAATATTTCTTAGAATATTAATATACTTCTTGATCTTATAACGATACTTGATCTGTGCTAAAAGATCTTTAGGAACAGTATAAATAACCTTTGTATAAATATATTCTACAAGATCATCAGGTAGTTTTGATTCAAAATCTATTAATAGACTTGTTGTCATTTTGTAATATACTATTAAATTGTTATCATTTTTATAAATAAATATGGAACTTATTGATCTTTTTTTCAACAAATTTTATAAAGATTTTCAAGAATATACTTACAAAAATAAAGTTTTAGTAGCGGCTTCTGGTTTTACTATTGGTATTGCAACTACTGATTTACTAAAATCAATTATAACTGATATTATAAATCCTAATATTATTAAATTAATTTCATCATTAAGTCTTATATCACCTTTAGCTATTAAATATCCATTTGTATTTAATATTGTTAAAGGATTTAGTAATGTTCTTTGGTTATTTATTATATGGTTAATAACTATTTTTGTTTCATTCTTTGTAATTGAATATATACTTAATAGAAAGGTTATCGGTTTAACTAGTAATGTTCAAGATGATGAGAAAAAACAATTTATTAAAGAAAAAATAATATCAAAAGAACACAATAATATATTACCAAATGAAAAAGATAAAATTGAAATTGAAAATGATAAAGAATTAGAAAATCTCACCCAATAAAATTATTTACATAATTTATAAATATACTTGTATTATTCATTTCAATATTATTATGACCCGCTTTAACTATTAATGGTTTATAATAATTATCAGGACAATATATTTTTATTATTTTTATTAATTCATATGTATGTCTTATATTTATTAATTTATCTACTGTTCCGTGTATTATTGCTATTTTATTTTTAGCATCTTTTATTCTATAATTATTTGGAAAACATAAATTATCTAAAAATGGTATATCATAATATATTTGTATTCCTGATAACATTGGAGATATTAAGATCAATCCATTATTTGTATAATTTGATAAATATGTAGCTGGAACAGTTCCTAAAGATTTACCCATTATAAATAAATTATTAGGATTAATATTCAATTTCTCTATTGTAAAATAATACACAGTATCTGCTGATTTTAATAAATTATATTCATTCAATGTTCCTTTATACGATAATCCATAACCTATATAATCATACAATATAATACTACAATTCGTAAAATTAGATAACCAATAACAATAACTTTTACATATACCTATATCATCAGCATTATTATGATTAAATAATATTACTTTATTACTTTCTTTTTTTATTATCTTAATCGCTATACTATCATACAAATAATCAATATCTTTAACTGTATATGTTGGTTTTAATGGTGGATTAAATGCTAGTATAGATACTAAATAATTAAATATTATATATAATATTATAATTATTAATGTATATAATATCATTATTTTTCTAATAATTCTATTCTACTAATAAGAGATTTTATTAATTCTTCTTGTTCTACTAACTTTTTATTTAATTCTTTTATCGAAGCAACGCAAATAGACTGTAAATGTTTTTCCGAAATAATTTTAAAATCATTAACATATTCACCATATACAAATATAGTTTCATTATATGTATCTATAATTTTATCTATTTTAAAATTATTATTATCAATAACTTCTGTTATTAAAACTTCATATTCTTCGTTTTTACTATTAAAAATTTTAAGTTTTTTATTAATATCTAAATTACTATTTTCAATTGTTATTATCGAATCTTTATATTTTACATAACTCATAATGTTTGGTATATAACTTTCTTGTATTTTTACAATTTCTGGTAAAACTTTTTCAACATCTTGCGCTATAAAACCAAAACTAATAGATGTTCCGTTTGCTATTTTATCAATATAATTATAGGTTATTGGTTTTAATTGCATTAATTTATTTAATGCTTCTTGTTGATCTATATTTTTTATATTTTCTTTGATTCTTTTATCTGATGAAAAATATATATTTCTCCTAATCCACATTGATTCTTCACATCTAAAACAAATTTCGCTAGGAGTATGTATAGTTCCATTACTTGCTGTAACTGTTAATATTTTATTACCACTTGATGATACTAATTTAGTATAATTAGTATAAGGTATTGTTGTATCTCCTGCATTACGAAAATATTCTGCACCGTGTCCCCTAGCCCACAATAAACTTGTTACTTCCATAATTTTTGAATTAAATGTGCCATAGTCTGTACTATGATCCTCACTTCTACAAGTCCAATATATACTTGGAATGTCAGTTTCACTATTAACAGTTCCTATAGAACAAATAACTCTTCCTTTACCAATTATTTCTGTCATATCACTAGTAGTTGTATTATAAATTGTTTTTCTAAATCTCAGTACTACATTATTAGTAACATTGTTTCTAACAATACTTGGAAAAGTAATACTACTACCAATTCCAGATATTAAAGAATTAACCTCTGTTTTAGTATATAATTCATTTTGTGTATATAATTCAGTTTGTGTATATAATTGATCTTTTGTATATAATTGATCTTGCGTATAATAATTATCAAGCCTTGTATTTAATTCAAGACTTTTTTTAGCTAATATAGGTAGGTAACCTGAAGTAATTTTAGTATGTTTAACTACATACAGTTCATTAGATGCTGTAAGTTTTTCATATATAGATATTGCATCTAATAATGCTTGATCAGAATCATAATCAAAATCACCATTATAATACTGAGTTTTAAACCAACCAAATTCACTTGTTGATGTCACAGTACCTATCGAAGTTAATTCATATGCTTTTTTAAAGGCACCTCCATATATATATATATCATTTTGATATACGATACTTGCTTGATATTTTCTTTCTGACAGTATGCTTGACATATCAGATGATATACTGATTCCGATAATATTATCTATATTTTTTGAAGTTAATACATCTTGTAAAGTAGTAAGTTCTATTCTATAAAAATTATGTAATATTTCACCAGAATGATTAATACCGCCAAATAAATATATAGAATTATCTATATAAAAAATATCATAAAATCTACGTCCTTCAATATTTTGAATATAAGCTGATATTACTTCAAAATTACCATAATATTGAGGGTCAACAATCTGTGTATCAAAAATACCATTTATAATAACTTTATATATAAACATTTTTTTATCTGGATTTTCCACTCTTATATCATCATATAATATATACAATTCATTTTCACTTGTTGCTATCATTTTGTTGCCATAATTATTATAGGGTCTTCCAAAAGACTCAGTTAATTTTAAATCAACAATATAATCTAATGTTGGTGTTAAATTAATTTTTTCTAATATATCTCCATTATTTTTATTTATAACTATTTTATATAGATTACCTGTAGTTCCTTCCTCTGTTAAACCAAAACCTGGATATTCATCAATATTACTACCACCATATGTTGTTAGTCCTCCGTGTATAAATATAATATTATCGTAAATAGCCATTGAATGATATGCACGTGGAATACCTGTTAAATTAGAATCAATTAAAATAACATTAATATTGCTATTAGAATCAACAATAAAATTATTATCTTCATTTAAGGTTATTTTCCATAATCTATCATTAAATTGATTATTTTCATTTATACCACCATATATATACATATATTTATCAAAAATACCTATTGTATGACCTTTTATTTTTAAATCATCTGCTGTATATGATATTGATTCTTGATTAACAACAGGATAATATTTTTTTATTATAGTTAATTGTGAATCAACAATTTCTATTTCTAATATTTTATTTGTAATTTCATAATGGTTAGTTTCAGTAGTAACCCACGCACCTGAATAATAAAAAAAATTACTATGTCCTCCCTGTATTACTAATTTATTTTTATTAAGACATATAGCGTGTTTTGTCAATTTACTACCTTCATCATCCCTTTCAAATTGAAGCTGTGCATTTCTTCCTGGTGGAATCGTAAATTCAAGAAGTTCTTCATATTTTAATTCACCATTTGGATCTATAAAACTAATTCCATAATTAATATTTGCATTATTAAATATTTGTTGCACTTCTTCCTCATCTACATAATTACATAACCCTAGAGTATTATATAATTGTGTATCATCTACATAATTACATAATCCTAAAGTAGTATATAACTGTGTATCATCTACATAATTACATAATCCTAAAGTAGTATATAATTGATCTTCATCTACATAATTACATAATCCTAAAGTAGTATATAATTGATCTTCATCTACATAATTACATAATCCTAGAGTAGTATATAACTGTGTATCATCTACATAATTACATAATCCTAAAGTAGTATATAACTGTGTATCATCTACATAATTACATAATCCTAGAGTAGTATATAACTGTGTATCATCTACATAATTACATAATCCTAGAGTAGTATATAACTGTGTATCATCTACATAATTACATAATCCTAGAGTAGTATATAACTGTGTATCATCTACATAATTACATAATCCTAAAGTAGTATATAACTGTGTATCATCTACATAAT